ATGTGCAGTTCCTGTCAATACTATATATATATAGTATTGACAGGAACTGCACATATTCGTCCTAAAGGCCAGCCTTTAGGCTTCTACAAGTAAATTTAACAAAGTGGTTAACTTTTTGCACTCACCCCTTATATACGAGACGAAATTTTCTTAACCACTTTGCTGATTTTCACTTTATGTCGCTGCAGGTCTAAAGAAAAAGTGATTATTTTTATTACAAATACATAGGGTAGAGTAAATTTAATCACTTTCTATTAAAGTTTGCTCTTAGGCAGCAGTTGAAAGATTTTCGTTTCAGTTCAATTTTTGCTTTGTTCCTTGAGGTTTTAAATTTTTCATTTGAATATTTGAAATGGGTCCCCTAGTGATAGAGAGTGCTTGCTTCGCCTATTATAATATTTTTATTACGATTTATGGAGAGGAAGAACTTAATTTGGGAGTGCTTGGCCGAGGCCGGCGCAGGGCATTTCACCGTTTAAGACAATTCTACTTAAAAAATTTCAAAGGCATTTCGCTATTTTATATGATTTACTATGATTTTACGCCATTTAGGACAATCCTACTTAAATCATCATTTTATATGATTTACTATGATTCTATTTAAAAAAATAAAGGGCAATTCGCCATACATAATTCCCTTACCCTCACTCTTCTTTACCCCATTGATTTTTTATAAAAAATATTATATTATATATACATAAAGATAAGGAAAAAACATAAAAAAGAAAGGAAAAACCAAATGGGATATGAAACTCGTTTTAAACTTATAGCTTTAGATAGCCGTAATTATTCTCAGCGTGATTATCTCAAAGTTCTTGCAGAAATCAACCCCCGAGAATTTTCTCCAAATGCTAAATCCTTTGAAGAAGAATTCGAGGAACCGCGCAAATGGTACGATTATAAAGATGACATGAGGAAACTCTCTCTTGCGTTTCCAAATACATATTTCTTACTTTATGGCGTAGGAGATGAACAAGGAGATGTGTGGAAAGCATACTTTTGCAATGGCAAAGTACAAATAATCAAAGCTACATTAACCTTTAAAGATGAACCATCATTTGCGGAAATACGCATTTATGAACAATTTCATCCCTTCAATCTTTGCGCGATTGATGCCTATACGCCACATGAAGGCTAGCTTAAAATCTTCCTTGATTTTTAAATAAAAAAATTATATAATATATACATAATAAAAAATAAATGAAAAAGAGGTAAAAATTTATGGAAAACAAAACTGTATTAACTAAAAACGTATTAACAATCGGTGACCTTACGGCGGCAATCCTTAATGGCGAAATGACAACATTAGATGCGGCAAACATGTTCGAGAAACAACTTAATGCTTCTATTGAGGCAGCAATGGAGAAAAAAGCGGCTGAAGATGCGGCTAGAGTACGAGAAGAGAATATTAACAAATCCGCAGTTAAAGTAATGACAGCGGTACTTGATTTCCTTGCGATTTCTTATCCAGATCTTATTCCAGAGGATTTTGTTTATACTGAAGAAATGGCGAATGAAGCAGCTAAAGACCTTAGAGCTTTTGCAAAAGAAGTTGTTGATGCCCTGCCGGATGGAATTTTTAAGGCAGCAAATGATAATGATAAAGCTGAGACAGTAAAATGTGTTGGTAATGTAAAAGCTGAACTAACACCAGCTAAACCATTTTTGATTCCAGAAGTAGACAGCCTTGACGAACTGCTAGATGAATTAGTAAAGGCTAATTTACTTAAAGTTAAACCTACTTGTGAACATGAGAATCTTAAAAAATCAGATAAAGAGGACAACATCTCTAAATTCCTGCGGGAAATTGGACTTTAATAAAAAATAAAAGGGCTTTTAAAGCCCTTTTATTTTTTAGGAAAAAGCGTTAGCTTTTTCCTTTAAGTATTTCTTCTATAGTAGCATTCATACCAAATCCTATCCAATCATCTATCGTTTTAATGGCAGCACGCTTTCCCGCATTCTCACTCTTCTCTTTCTTTTTCTCTTTTGGAAATATATCCTCATTAAAAGAAACTGTTTCTTTACTAAAAGTAAATTCACCTTCTGCATCTTTAAATTTTCTCTTATACTTCTTTGGTATACTAAACTCTCCAGGTCTAAAATATTTTCTTTCTTCAACCATATCAATATCGCCATCTTCATTGAGTAACTGCGCGAATACGGTATCATCCTTAATCAAATAAGTATTTCCATCACCAATTAAATTATAAACCGCATAAATATATTTCTTAGGTCTTATTTCACTACTGGTATCATACTCATATTTTCCAATTCTAATAACATCTGTACCTTGCCATGAACCTATTCTTCCATAATTATTCATTATTTCTTTTTAATCCTTTCATTAATTTCTTTTATTATTTCTCTATCTTTTTCTTTATATAATTCATAAAAATAAGAACCCCTTTTAACTTTCTTCCTCTTCTTCTTCATAATCTGCGCGAATCCTTTCCCTAACTTTTTCTGCATATTTAACTTGGTCTAATACTTGCCATTGCGCGCCAGTATCTGGATCTACCTTAAAACGCATACAATCATCCGTTCCAATGCCTAAATCAAATCCAATATACATTAAAGCATTGTCAGTAATATTATTTTCATCTATGAGGAGCATTCCCATTTTTCTTTAAAATCCTTTCTATAAAAATTACAACTAAATATTAAGTTCTTTATTGATTTCTTAATAAAATTATAATATAATATATTTAGAAAGTAAAGGAAAGGAGAATAAAAAATAGATGAAATATCCATTTAGCTACAAAGTTACATATTACGACGAAATCTCTGAAAAAGAGAAACAGGAGTGCGGCATTAGCTTTGCGGATTCCTTTACAGACGCCGCAGAAATTATTGAAGATGAATATAAAGAAATACTTATTTCTATTGACCGTATTTATCTTTTTGAAGAAAGCTCTGTTGTTATTGTTACAGAAGAGGAGATGAATAAAATTGAAAGAAGATAAAACCTGTAGTAAATGCGCGCTGGCAAATAATAGTATATGTATTAGAACAAAATTACCAATCCGCAATCCCGCACAAGAATCTTGCTCAAATTTCACTACTAATCTTGAAGTCTGTTGGAAATGCGGAGGAATCATCCCAAAAGAAAGTGTAATTTACGATCCATATAAAAACGCTTGTATTTGTCACGATTGCTTTTCATTATATGGAACTTGTTATATGTGTAAAACATTTGGTGACGGAAAGACTTCTTGTGCTTTTCTTATGGATAATACACTTCCGAAACAAGTACAGAAAAAAATCCAACAGGGCCCGATGATTTCCGTGACGGTAGTAAAAAATCCCGAGCTTATCGAAAAAACCTGCAAAAAAGGATGTTGCTGTTGGAGTGAAACAAATGGCTGTTTAAGAGAAACATCTCAAACTTGTACAAATTATAAAGAACAGGAGTGAAATAAATGCTTATAATTAATCAGCAGAAAACATTATCAGTTCCCGCAGATGAGATCGTTTTAAAAGTTACAGATGGCGGCAGTGGTCTCAGCGCGCTTATGGCTTATCCAGTAGGAGAATACATGTCTTATAATGGACGAAGACTCGCAACATACAACACCGAAGAAAGAGCTCAAAAAGTTTTTATTGCGGTTATGAATGCTTATAAAATGGATATCAAAACATTTTTTTTACCTGAGGATTGATTAAATGGAAACTAATTTTGAACATTACAAAGATGAAATTCTTAAAATAACTAACTTTAGCAGCAGTGATTTTGCTCTTAATAAAAAAGACAGGACATTAGCACCTTGTGAAGCAACTGAATGTGAAGATTGCTTATTTGATTGCATTCGTACGGATCCACATCAAATGATTTTTAATTGTAGATATCGTGCTTTGGAGTGGGCTTCAGCCCCGTATGTTCCACTTATCACTAAACTTGAACACGATTTTTTAAAAAACTATACCGACGGATACAAATATATTTACCGCAAAAATAATAATTTGTATCTTGCTATGCTACCTCCTGAAACTGATAATAACATCATTTTTGGAATTTCTGGTTTAAATGTTAATTTCAGTAATATTAAAGAAAATGAATGTTATGCTATTAATGATTTAATTACAGCTCATACAGCTATTAATTGTGCAAAGGAGTAATGATAATATATATGATTATTAAAAAATTAAATTGCGAAGATAAAAGTAATTCTTATTTAACTGTACAGCTAAGTTATGATGAAGTTAGAGATATTGCAAACACATGCTATTATGCAACTCAATTTATTCCAAAAAATAAAGGTAAAGCAAAGTCAGATGCGGCCACTGCCGCAAATATGACAAGTTTTTTATTTGATATGGTAAAACATGGTAATATTCAGCCTGAAACAATTTGGAATATACATAAGGCTAAATTTGATAATAATAATAATGATAAACCAAGATCAAAGGAGAATTATTATATATGAAATATAATATTTATGCGGGTTTAAGTGGCGGTTTTGGCGGTGCGAAACTTGTGGCTGAAGCAGAGGAGTTTGAAAATCGAGACGCCGCAGAAAGTTACGCATATCAATGCGCGCTTGAAGAATATCAATCTTATGAAGGTTGTCATGGTCTTGTATCTTATGGTGACATTTGGGAAAGTCCGGAAGATTATGGTCTTGAAGAAGGATATACTGAAGAAGACGTAGAAGAAATTTATCAAGAAGAAGTAGAAAGCTGGATTACTTATTATGTAGAAGAGGTGAAATAATGATTCTTGTAAGTCAGGATAAAAAGACAATTATATCTCTGTCAAACGCAGAAATGTTCCAAATTCGTGAAAAACTATAGTTAACGATTCTGGAGTAAATCATTTTTATACGATTAGAATATATCCAACTTTAAATGATTATTTTAATACAAAGGTTGGTAAAGTAAATTGTTTTGTTGAAATGGCAAATTATACCAAAGAAGAACGTGCTATTTCAGCCCTTGAAAAAATTATTAACTATATATATTCAGATTCTATATATACTTTTCCTCCTGATGTAGATGCATCTCTTGAAAAAGCAAAAGCAGCAATCAACAAATATTCTAATACATCACATCTTTAAATAAGAAAGGAGAACAATATGATTTATTTTATTACATTTATATGTATTTGGTTTATCATCTGGTTTGCTTTTGGGATTTATTTAGCCTGGAGTGAACGCCAGCATGTCTCATTTGAAACCATTGTAGCCATGGGATTTATTAGTCTTGGAATTGCTATGACAATTAGTGTTATTCTAGTATTTCTAATTGGCGGTAGTTATTTATTTTATTCCTTTTTATGCAGATGATTTATATTTTTTCTATCTTCTATTTTTTGTTTTCCATTTTCATGCTTTATTTAACTATTCCTACTTATTTTGAGATAATATTTAAAAATAAGAATAAAGATGAAAAAATTTGTATAACTATTTTATTTATTATGGTAATTATAGTAATTATTGCTGTTTTAAATTTAAGCACTAAGGGAATGATTATAGGTTGATTTAATTTCTAAATACATTGTATGAAAAAATTTTTTAAAAATCCAGTTTAAACTTTTTTGTCCTTGACTTTTGGAAAGTTTTTTGATTTTTTTAAAAAATTATTCTATAATATTTACATAATAAAAAGAAAGGAAAAAGAAAAGTGAAGAAAAAAATAATTGGGGGAATTGTACTTTTAGCAGTAATGGGATTTAGTCTAACAGGGTGTAAATCAGTAGCTAAAAGTATGGGTGGAACTATATCTATTGATGTTCCAAAAGGGCAAAAAGTAATTGAAGCTACTTGGAAAGATAGTGATGTTTGGTATCTCACAAGACCTATGCGGGAAGATGAAAAGCCAGAAACATTTACATTACAGGAAGATTCTAACTTTGGTATTATGGAAGGAAAAGTAATATTTAAAGAGAGTAAATAATATGAAGAATGATAATGATTTTTTTGAAGGGGCTGGAATAATTGCGGCTTTCGTTGGAGTTATTGCTTTAATTATTTTTGCTCCAATGATTTCTTTTTTCATTAGTTATTTTGGAGGCTGACTCTGTAAAATTACTTTTGGAGATATTCTATGTAATAGTTTAAATACTCTTTTTAACACTAAAACTTTCATACCGGAAAACTTACCAATTATTGCGGGTGCGCTAGGTTGGATTGGAGGCTTTTTTAAATCTATAGATTTAAGTAAAAATAAAGATGATTAAGGGTGGATATAAGTCCACCCTTTATTTTTTATAAAAAATATAATATAATAATTATAGAAAGTTAAGAAAGGAAGATGATAAGTATGGTAGCAAAGTCATTTCAGAATATGGAAATGTTGACTGAGCCTTTTGAAGAAAATGGAAGAATGTATATTAAAATACGAAATCCAAAAACAGGTACTGAGCGTAAAGTAAGATGGTATACTGAAAAAGAATACAATAAGATATATCCAGGTAGTGCGGTTTCCCAAAAAACTGTAACAAAAGACTCATATTATTGGAGTCCCGCCACTGAAACATATCATGACAATGACCCCTATTGGAAATCTCAGAAAGAACTTTTTGGTTTTACAAAAGGTTATATTACCATCTTTTCCGGCAATACTTACAACTATAAAGATTATTTGAAGTCTATTGGTTGTAAATATACTAAATTTTGGGGCTGGGGTTTAAGCTCTGAAGTTGAACTTCCATCAGATTTTCCAGAAGAATTAACACCTCTTAAACTTGAATGGTCTAAAGTTGGCAATGAAGAGACTGGAAAACTTTTATCAGATACTCAGATTTCAGAAGTTGTTGATTCACTTATTTATGGTGAATCTGTTTCTCAGTACATGGGTGTTTTAGGAGAAAGAATAGAAATTACCGCAAAAGTTACAAAGATTAAAGAACTTGAAGGTGCTTTTGGAATGCAGACACTTTATGTTCTTGAGGATATTTGCGGCAATGTATATGTTTGGATTACTACTTCTCAGAAAACTGTCCTTGAAGAGAATAAAGAATATAAACTTAGAGGAACTGTAAAAGCACATAAAACTTATAAAGGTGTAAATCAAACTATTTTAACTAGATGCAATATTATAAGGGAGAAATAAAATTATGATGCCTAGTATAGAATTTATGAGTTATGCACATCAGTGCTATCTTGATAAAATTATAAGTGAAATTAAAAAACAGGCGGAGCTAGGTAATCTTGACAGTTTTCAAATTGATGTTCCAGAAGACCTCAGTGAAAATGATCTTAAATACATTAAAAAAACTGTAGAAAGCTGGTATAACGGTAGCCATTGATTTTTCTTTAAAAAAATTATATAATATATTTACAAAATAAAAGAAAGGAAAAAATAAATGGCTGATAAAGAAAAATGGGCAAAAGAATATAAATACAATAAAACTTTTGCCTGGATATGGTCAATTTTATTGGTAGCTTCTATTGGATTAGCTGCCGCAGGAGACAAACCAAGTTGGTTTATGGTATTTGTTGTTATGTCTGACTTAATTTATAATTATGCAGATAAAGCTAAGTTTTTTAAATCAATGTCAAAATAAGGGGTGATGAATAATGGAAGAACTTAAAACTTTTGCACAAAGAGAACAGGAGAAAGCACAGATGGGTGATACAGAGTTTAAATATGTTCACAATTGTCCAAAAAGATTTGTAGAGCCAGAAGAAGATTATCATTCAATGGACGATGATTCGGAAGATATGTTTGAATATTGTGGATACAGCAGAATTAACTGCGACTATTAATCTTCATTGATTTTTTATTAAAAAAATTATATAATATATACATAATAAAAAAGAAAAGAAAAAGAGGGATTGATTATATGATGTTATTTGATAAATTATCCGAAAAAGAGAAAGCAATGATTAAGAGTTATATTGAAGATAACGCTGCAAACAATGGACAGCATATGCCTTTAAAAGCAAGCCTTTCTTATATTCTTAGAGAGTGGGACGCAAATAAAGGTTATCTGTATAATATGTTTGGCAATCAGTTTCAGATTTCCAAGGACATTGAGTTTGAAGCTGACTTTGATGAGCTTTATGAGAAAGTATCTAAAAGTTGCTTTGACGCTAATGCTTCTGAGATAGCAGGTAAACATTCTTATGCTTTTTATGAGGAATGGTTTGACCGTTTTGTTTATTCAACCTCTCAGCAGTATCAGTCTAAATTATATGGTGTACGTAATCAGTTGGCTTATATGCTTGATACTACTAATCTTGTTAAGAATGTGTGGAATGGTTCATCTTTTTCTGTTTACAATCCTCAGAATCCAGAAAAGCCAATTAGAGTTTCTACTGGAAGTAAACTTACTAAGATGATTGGCAAAATTGCATTTGCTTATGATATTCCTTATTTTGAGGATTTCAGAATTAGACATTCCCAGGCTCTAAATCAGAAGAAGCTGAAAGGTAGACTTACTCTTTCCATTCATCCTCTTGATTATATGACCATGAGTGATAATAAATGTGATTGGTCTTCTTGTATGAGCTGGAAAGAAGATGGATGTTATCGCCAGGGTACTGTTGAAATGATGAATTCTCCAATGGTACTGGTTGCTTATCTTGAATCTGCAAATAATCCAATGGCAATTCCGCTCTCTGATGGAAAAGTTGAATATTGGAATAGTAAAAAGTGGAGAGAACTCTTCATCGTAAATGATAATATTATTTGTGAGGTTAAAAGTTATCCATACCGCAATAAATATATTACTGGAGAAGTTTTAAACTGGTTAAAAGAGCTTGATAATAAAATGCGGTCTGAGTATTGGGTTAACCAGATGATTAGAGAGGTTGAAAATACAGAATACAAGGACTACTGGTCTGAAAAATATTGTGCTTTTGATACATATGGTGAACCAGTAGGTAGTGAGTATGTAATTGAACATCAGATTACTGTTAAACCATATACAACTTTGATGTATAATGATTTTAGTACAGGACATTTAGGATATTTTCCTAGATATGTTGAAGATAGACCTAAAACAAAAATTGAATTTTGTTATTCTGGTAAATCAGAGTGTATGATTTGCGGAGCTGCTGATGAAAAATTCACTTGGGATTCTGAGGGTGATACAATTTGTCTTGATTGTTCTGGATACTCTAGATGTGATGTCTGTGATGATAGAATTTATGATGGAGACTCCTATATAGTAGATGGTAATATTCTTTGTGAATCATGTTATGAATATGGTACAGATGAAGATATTTTACATGGAGATTTACATCTTAATTCCAATTTGGCTAAAGTATTTGTAAAAGTATCTGAAACTGAAGATAAGTTTTATAAACGTCCTTTAATAATTTATAATGAAGATTATAATGATTTATGCGAGGGAAAATGTGATTTCTTTAATGGTAAAATTAAGCATCAGAGTTATGAAACATTCTTCTGGAATGAATTAGATTATATTACAATAGACCAGCTTACAGATAAAGCTATTGCCGCAATTATTAGAAATTCTAATACTTTTTGGGCAGAAAAAGATAAAGTAAATTCAAAAACCCTTATGGATTTATACTCTGATGGTAAAACTTGCGGAATTCTTGAAATGTTTAATTGACAAAATAAATAAATAATGATATAATAAAAACAAAAAGGAGAAAATAATAATGGAAGAAAGAAAATGGACAAAAAAGGAAATTTATAATGAGCTGCTTACATTTGCGAGAACAGGTAAAATGGACCTGGATGAGTCTACTCTTGAGGCTTTTTGTGTAAGACAGATTGCAATTCTTGATAACAAAGAGATTAAGGCGAAAGAGCTTGCGGCTAAGAAACGTTCTGCAGGGGATGAGCTTACAAAAGCTATTGAGGCAGTATTGACAGAGGATTATGAGCCAATTGCTGAGATTGCGGCTAGAGTTGATATGGAAGATGTAACCGTAAGTAAATGCGTATATCGTCTGAATAAACTGGTTGAGGCTGGTAAAGCAGAGAAAGCTGACATTGAGTTATCTGCGGCTGAGGGTAAGAAATCCAGAGTAGTTAAAGGATATAAAGTAGCTCATGTCGTTGAGCCTACTGATTCTGTAGAAGAGTAAGACCAAGGGATAGAGAAATCTATCCCTTTTCTTTTTATTTAGCCAAAAGAGGCAAAAACAAAATCGGGCGCCAACGCCTGCGCGCATCGCAACCCGGGAACAAAAAGACCTTATACTAATTTTTGACGAAAAAACTTGATTTTGATATAATTATTATAAAAAAGGAGAATTTTTATGAAGTTTTGTTTAAGATATGGTCATAGAAAAAATATTCTTGACCAAGCAGATGAAATTAAAGTTTCATTTAAAGATAGAAAAATATTACCGGAAATATTTGAGAAATATCCTGATAAAACTATAATTCTTTCTTTACAGCCAAGAAAAAATAGAATTATAGATTGGGAAGAATTAAAAAATTATAATACTTTATCCAGAAATAAATTAATTACAGAAGCTTTTGAAAGTTGGGAAATATTAAATAGTATAAATAATGGTATTCCTTCTTATAGCGGTTTGCCAGTTACTGCATTCCATCAGGCAAAAGCATTAGTGCATATGGGAGTATGTTACTTAAATATCGACGCGCCTTTATTTTTCCAGCTGCCGCAATTAAAAGAGCTAACCAAGTGTCCATTGCGCGTAACACCTAACCTCGCCGCTAAGGATGATTTAAAAAGAGAAACTGGTATTTATGGCTCTTGGATTCGTCCAGAAGATTTAGATATATATGATGAATATATATCTACATATGAATTTAATGCGGATGGTCTCAATCAAGAGGAGGCTATTTTTGACATATATAAAAATAAGCAGAAATGGAATGTGCGGTTAGACCTTTTGGTTACAGATTTAGATTACCCCGCATTAAATCGTTTAATTGTAAAAGATGTAATTAAAAAAAGAATTAACTGCGGACAACGCTGTATGAATGGTGGCGCTTGTCGTGCATGTTATAGAGCAATGATGTTTGCTAATGAGAACTTTCTCCTGGAAGCTCAAGAGCAAATAGACCATAATTGATTTTTTATTATAAATAATATATAATATATATATAAAATAAAGGGGGAATGTGAATGGAAAGACTTAATCGGAATGAATTTAAACTTTTTGAATCTTTAGCTTCTTTAACACAAAATTCAATGCGTAGGGCTTTATATAATTATCTAAAAAAAAGATATAAAAAGGTAATTGTTGCACCAGAATATCTTTATGCGGTTGGTGAAATTCCAATAGCTTTGGTTGCACATATGGATACAGTATTTTCCAGTCCCCCAGAAGATATATATTATGACGAACGAAAAGGGGTTTGCTGGAGTCCAGATGGCTTAGGGGCAGATGATCGCGCAGGTATTTTTGCTATTTTAACAATTCTAAAGCATGGATATAGACCTTCAATTATTTTTACAACAGATGAAGAAATTGGTGCTGTTGGAGCAAGTCAATTAGTTGAAGATATTAAATCTCCAGAATCAGAGTTAAAATATATTATTCAGCTTGACCGCAGAGGTACAAATGATTGTGTATTTTATGATTGTGATAATCGAGATTTTGTAGAATACATAGAAAAATTTGGCTTTGTTGAAACTTTTGGTTCTTTTTCTGATATTAGTGTAATTTGTCCAACTTGGGGAATTGCAGGAGTTAATTTATCTATTGGTTATGAAGATGAACATTCCACTAGTGAAACTCTTCGTGTTGGAGCAATGTTAAATACTATACAAAAAGTTGAAAATATGCTAAAAATGAAAGATATACCATTTTTTGAGTATATTGAATATAGTTATGCTAATAATTCTTGGAATTATTATCTTCAAAGAGGGAGAAAAAAATCTTGGTATGATGATGATGATGCTGAGTATAATTATGCGACTATAAAATGTGATAAATGTAATAAATATTTTCACGATTATGAAGTTATTCCAGTTTTAAGTAAAGATGGTAATAAAACTAAATATTATTGTCCAGATTGCTGTGCAACTGAAGTAGACTGGTGCGCGCAATGTAATAATGCATTTGAAATTGATGCGGATAAGCCTTCAGCAATTTGCCCAGCATGTAGAGTTCATAATGCGAAAATGAGTTCTAAAAAGAAAAAGGAAAAAGAGGAGTTAAAAGAAAATGGTATTCAGTGATGAAATTAAGAAAATCCAGGAGCAGTTTGAGCTTGTAATTCATTATTCGCAGGAAATTCCTAAGGTTCCAGGAGAGAGGTTTGTAAATACTGACAGCCTTTTTGAAGAATGGCTCAATGCAAAAAAAGATTTTATTGAAGCTTTTGGAGGTAAATTTATTATTGAATTGCCTAAAAAAGTTACTTTTGAACTTTCAGATGAAGAAAAAATACGAAGAGTAAAAGATTTTTTAACTTCTGTTGATTGTAACCATGATAATTCAGACCTTGCTAGATTCATTGACATACAGAAAGATGGCTTTTATGATAACAAAGTCATTGAAGATTTTGAATATGATGGAGAAAAAATTCCAAAAGGTATGAAAATCATTAAAGCTTTTAAATTTTTTGAAAAAGATCCTAAAAAGCTTGAAAATTTACAGAACGCCGCAAGTATGCTCATTCAGGAAGATAAAATTACAGGAACGTTATGTCTTTCAGTGCATCCATTAGACTATCTATCAGCCAGTGAAAATTGTCATAGCTGGCATTCTTGTCACGCTTTAGATGGTGATTATCGTGCGGGTAATCTGTCTTACATGGTAGATAAACATACTATTATGTGTTATTTGCGGGCAGATAAAAAAGATTATATTTTACCAGATTTTCCTACTGAGGTTCCATGGAATTCTAAGAAATGGCGAGTTTGGATTCATTTATCTGATACTTGGGATATTATGTTTGCGGGTAGACAATATCCTTTTACTTCTAATGTTGGACTTAATTTGGCTAAAAAAGAGTTAATTGAGCCATCTTTAAATTGTAAATATACTAATTTTACTAATCAATATATTTCTGGAAGAATTGATTTAGGAATAGATGGGGAGGATAATTTTTTAGCTTCTTTCGATGAAGAATTGCTTGATAAATATATGATAATTAATAGTAAAGCTGTACCTTTACATGATGTTATTGTAGATATTCCAGGTAGTCTTGACTTTAATGATTTATTAAGGTCTAGTTGTTATACGCCGCAGTATGCTTATAAGGTAAAAGAAGTTGCACATTGGTATTGGGGAAGGTCTCATTATCGAACAGCGGTAAATAGTACATTTGATGAGTCCGGTAGAATTGTACCTAAATTTCGCATTGGCGGAAGAGTATCTTGTGTAATATGCGGAAGTCAGCTTGACTATACTGGTTCATTTGTTTGTGATGAATGTTATGAAAATTTTTTACCAGAAATAAGGAGAAAATTTAAAGATTATAAAATTTTAAAATTAGAAGAGGAGAATAAATAATGGCAGCAAGAGGAACAGTAGCAAAACAGGAAGTGACAGAAAAGCTTAAAGAGGCTTTTGGAGATAATTTTATTGGTGAGCGTGAGAAAAAAATTTATGTGTGGGCTAATGATGGCGGAGACCGTGTACAGATTGCCATTACATTAACTTGCCCAAAGATTCAGATTGAGACAGGTGAAGTATTTGCGGATTCTGACTCTGCGTTTCCTACAGCGGCATCAGCGCAGTCAATAGAATTTACAGACCAGGAGAAGAAGAATCTAGAAGACCTTATGGCGCGGTTAAATCTGTAAACTAGCTTTATAAAACCAAATTGATTTTTTATTAAAATTAATATATAATATATACATAAGATAAAGAAAGACAGAAACAGCAAAAAAGAAAAAATTTGTTGCTCTCCAAGCCTGAAATATTGGTTCAAGTCCAATACCTCGGTTATATCCGAGGTTAGTATAAAGGATAGTACGCAGTTAAAAACTAAATTTGCTGTCTTGAAAATTTTAATTGATTTTTATTTATAAATATTTTATAATATATTTGTAAATGAAATGGAAAAACTTTTAAAAATCATTCAAATCAATGGAGGTATTGCTTATGTTCTTAGTTCATTATGTAGACGATTTCAAAGTAAAACATCTGTGTGTAGCTAATGATATGTATGAGTTAAACTTTCTGAAAGAAAGATTTGGGGAGATTGATTATGAGGTGATTGAAAAGTAAGATTTTCCAGAAAAATGCATAATATTTGATAATTTTAAAAAATATTATATAATAAAAAAATTAGGACTGTAAAGGTGATTAATTATGAGTTTACCACCATTTAATCCTTCAATGGATAACACTTATAATGGATATGGCTCTATCAGTGAAGAGCTATATAGAGAAAGAATTAGTAAAGAGCTATATAGAGAAGAGAAAGATAATTTAGAACTTAATAAAATTAAAGAAAGAATAGAAAAAAAGGAGAAAAAATCTATGGAAACAAAGAAAATGTTTGGAAATCTTGAATTTGGACCGGTTGACAAATATCATTTAAGTCACCTGGGTATTGCTCTGAAGAATGCAGCAGGAGACATTGTTTCCTATGATAAAAAGAAAAATGAAATTGTCAATGTTGACCTTATTGACTTTGATGCAAAGGGTATGATTTATGCAATACCATGTGCAATTAAAGATGTTCATGTTGGTGATGTTATCCGCCACACGAATGGCAACGCAGTATTTGTAACATCTGTAGACAATGGTATTCATGTAGTAGACGTTGCCGCAGGTGAGAAGAAAGAGATTCTTCCAACAAAATCTATGTTTGGTTTTGATTTTGTAACAAAGATTGTTACACTGATTGATTTTTCCGGCGAAAATGCTTCTGCTGATCAGCCTTTTGGAAACCTGCTTCCGCTGATGCTGCTTGGGGAGAATTCTGGTAATATGAAAGAAATGCTTCCAATGATGATGCTTATGGGTGGAATGAATGGCGCAAGTGAAAATGCGTTTAGTTTTGATATGAATAATCCGCTTATGTTAATGGCTCTTATGGGAGGAAGCAAAGACAACGATTTTTTTCCAATGATGCTGATGGCAGGAATGATGAATCAGCCAAAAACAAATGCACCATTGACGACCCCTTCCCAGGAGTAGAATTTGGAGCATATATTAAAACACTTGTTAAGTATAATTCTGTAATTTTACGTGCAATTAAAGATTTTGATTTTATAGAATATAATAGTGGAAAACATTATACTTTAAAAAAAGGAACATGTCTAATAATTGATAGAGTTGAGAATTGGGGAAGTGAATATTATTATGGCTATGGAGTTAAAAAAATGCTTGAAGCTCCTGGAAAAGTTTATAAATATGGATACGTTGAATTAAACAGAGATTGTTTTGAAATTGAGGAATAAAAATGAAACCTATTATTAGTCCTATTTGGTTTTATCTTGTTAATTTATTTAGCAAGGTAGAAATACTTACAGAAGCTTTAATTGCTCTCGGAGTAATTTTAACTATTATTTTTGCCATTATAGTTATTGCTGTAGAAGTTGATGGTGAATTTGTAAGTGAGGAAGAAAGAAAAAAATGGTATGGTTATATTAAAAAGAGCATTATCATTGCAATTATTGCAGGAATTATGTATTGTGCAATTCCATCAGAAGCAACTTGTTATAAGATGATGGCGGCGCAGGTTGTAACGCCAGATAATATTTCTACTGTCGGCAAGACAAGTGAAGATATTATTAATTATATTGTGGAAAGTGTTAAGGAAATTACTGATTCAAATGAAGATTCTGAGTCAGATAAGTAGAATTAATTGCGCCAAACGTCATGAGAATGAGAACGTTTTAAAATAATTCCGACTCCAGAGGCTGAACGGGAGAGTAACCAAGCTAATACGTGTGGAAATTCGTACCACGGCGCCCTGTGATCCACTCCCTTTGCGGCGAAATCCGCAAAAATATACAACTACCCCACATAAGACCATTGGTTAGTGTCAGTTGGGGAATTACCGGGTTTAGCTCAGTCAGGTTAGAGCGGCTGCCTTATAAGCAGTGTTTGTCCTGGGTTCGAATCCCAGAATCCGGATTTTATAGTGATATGCTAGCTATAAATATAATAGGTGAAGCCTATTCGAGTGTTTAAAAGAGCGTTAGTGACTTTGTTACAAGGGTTGGAAAAGTAATGTTTTCTGTAAAGCAAGTAAATCCTGGCTTGGTTTGGAAGCGTATAAAAGGACAAAAAGATAAGAGGAAATTAAAAATGCCCACGAGTATGGCTTTTATACACCAAGAGGAGGTCCATAAACTTCTAGGGTGATAACCTGGTCGGCAACCAAATAATCATTAAGCCCAGATGGCGGAAGTAGACGCGGCAGAAGCTAAAAAGTTTTGTAAAATACTTATACTGCAATTTAGCGACGTAAATCTGTTTCTATTATTAGAGTGAAGGTTCAAGTCCTTCTCTGGGCATTGGAGGTTGATAAATATGAAAGTTTTTAGAGTTATTTTTGACTTTGATGAGAAAGGATTAAAAGCATATGCAAAGTGTACGACTGTTTTAACCACAGATGCAGATAAAGCAATTCAGCTTGTTAAAGAAATGTATCCAAATATTCTTAAAATTTTAGATGTGTATGAAGTAACGAATGAAGGTATACTTAGTTATCCAATAATTTAATTTAAAAAGGAGATTACTATGTATATTGTTGAAAAACCCAAAGATGAGATTTATTGCTATGGTTTCAATAAACTAACCTTTAGATTAACTATTGAATGTATAGCAAAAAATGAAAAAGAACTTATTATGTATTTAGCTAAAGGTTTTTATAGAGATTCTTGGGGATTTTTAGAAAATAAACGTATGGAAAATCAGTATTATGATGGATATGGTCGTCAAATTGATCCTCATATTTATTATAATTCTGCACATTTGCTTTGGGTAGAAAAATATAAAAATCTTCCACCGGAAACCGTTGAACAAACGTTGAAGAAATGGAAGAAAAATAAAACTTATCGTGGTGAATTCCGCAGAGAACCAGTAGAGGGCATTAGGAAAAGGCGCGGCGGTCCATATGCACGTCCCCGAAAGATTAAACATATTGCGGTAATGTATTCTAATCCTGAATTTAAAGAATTTAATCACGGCAGTAGAAATGATTATCCAGATGGATGGTGGGATGACTGGTATCGTGTTAGAGAGCGAAATTGGAAATCTCAAAGACGCCATCAATGGAAAGAAAAGTAGCTTTTATCCTTAATTGATTTTCTATAAAAATTATAATATAATATTTATAGAAAGTTAAGAGAGGATAAATAAAAATGAGTGATTTAACTGAAACTAAGGGAAAAGTTTTATATACTCAAATTCTTCATTTGGAGAAAAAGGTGAGAATGCTCAGAGCTGCAATAAAAGAGGCGGCAAGAATTTTTTCTGAAAATCCTCCTGGTGATTTAGGTTTATATACTCCAGAAATGATTAATACTTTATTAGGAAGTACCGGACACCCTGAAAAATGGGAACGTTATCTTATTAGACATGGTGTTGTTGAAGTCATGAAAGAGGATGAAGAATATGATGAATCTGTGGATTGATGATCTAAGACCAGCTCCAGAAGGATATACATGGATTAAAACTGTGTCTGCGGCAATAGTTGCTTGTATTGAAGAAAGTTATTTTTCTTCTGGCAAAATGTGTTTATATCTTGGTGATGTAAGTCTTGACCATGATGCTGGAGATATGCGGTCTTTTGGCGGGGACTATATTCGATTTCTTGAGTGGCTTGAAGAAAAACAGCAAGCAGAAGGATGGAAAATTGATGCTAAATTTCATATTCATTCTATGAACCCTGTTGGAAGAGAAAACATGATGAGAGTTATTAAAAGAAATGGCTGGTCATTTTCTTAACATTGATTTTTTATAAAAAATAATATATAATAAATATACAAAGTAAATAAAGACATTTAAACAGCAAATATTTTCTAACAAAAAGTTATCATTTTTGAGATATGATGAACGTCGGTAGGTTTAGAGTAAAGAGTTTAGTAGCCGTAAAAACAAAACCTTTGCAAATGTCTTGGTTAAAAATCTTAAATTGATTTTTTATAAAAAATAATATATAATATATAATAAATATACAAAATAAATAAAAAAGACACTTTTCAGCAAATATATAGACCTTCAAGATAAAATCTCGGTTGACAAAAGGTGTCTTGTAGATAAAGCGGAGTAGAGGAGCGGCTCCTTGCTAGGCTCATAACCTAGAGACACGGGTTCAAATCCCGTCTCCGCCACTATATATCTAATATATTGAGGACGTCTTTAAATTTATTAGATATAGAATGTTTAGTCTATACATTTTATATGACTTGGCTTTGTAGTTGAAAAGGGAACTACACCTGAATGTAGGTAAATGTAGCTTTTTACTCGTACTTCTTTAGCTTGATAAAAAGTGAGTATAGCTTCCACGTTGCAAAAAACTCATTGCTGAGTATGAGAATGGTAGAGAGTGTGGTGTCTATCATATTTACGCCTTTGGTATATCGGTATTATTGTGGTCTCCAAAACCACGGAGCAAGGTTCGACTCCTTGAGGGCGTGTTAATCGACATGCACGGGTAGCGCCCGAAGCCTCGATTACGGGTTGACCATTCAGAGAGTGAAGTGAATGGCAGACTAAAGTACACGGTCTATATCTTTAAGTTGAAGGTATAAATCTTCACTTGGGATGAATTTAATGAAGGGTATGTTTCAGATACCTCGTAGCTGAAAAATCTGACGTTAATGAACAAAACGAGAAAGTTGCTCTAATCTTTGGTAGTTTGTAGAGATGGTAAACTACTTGGGGTGTTATTAAGGCTCCAGAAGCATCGTCTTCTAAAGGATAGCTGTCCAACTTAATATGTTTCGGGAGTGTAGACGACTAAGGAGTTCGGCGAGACTGTAAATCTCGTGGCTTTGGCACCGAGTGGGTTCGATTCCCTCTACTCCCATCAGGGTGCAACCTAATAGTTCCCTTATAATAACTGGCTTCGGCAAGCAGGGACTAACTGCTGTATGAGGGGGTAAGCAGGCTCCTCAATTATAAATAGAATAGGAGTGATGTATTTGCCTAATAGAGATAGAGCTTATTATCGTAAACAGCGAGCAAAGCATATCCGCAGAAAGAAAAGAATATGTCAAAAGGAATATGGTTGGGATTATTATAACCATGATGGATGTTATTCTAAAGGAAAAATTCATTGCTCATGTCCTATGTGTTCTATAAAAAGTAAAAACCGCAAAAGTAGATATTATGCAAAAAGAAATTGGAAACATTCTGATTTGCTTAAAATCAATGAACTTGAAAACCAAGAACAAGAATACATTGCGGAAGGACAAAAAGATTTAATTGATAATATTTAAAAAATATTATATAATAAATATATAAATTAAAGACAGGAACTGCAAAATTTTAAATTCTAATATAGCGTAAAATTGGGGATTTTAAGTGCGAAATTAAACCTGTCTTGTTAAGGGCTTGTAGCATAATGGCTAGTGTGCTGGACTGTCTCTCCAGAGGTCGGGGTTCGATTCCCCGTTGGCTCGTTTAACAGTATTCATATTCAATACCGGTTAGAGTATGATAAAAGTATATTCACGCTGTTTTTCGTTAGACTACTATTAATAAAAGGAAGGAAAGCAATACGGAATATATAGAGCAGAAACTGAACTGCTATAGATTTTAGACAATAAAATTAGATTGTCCTTATTTCTTACGAGAGTAAGTGGGGTGCAACTCCTCAAAATCTATTATGGTGGCTGTGGTCTAATGGCTATGACTTCTCAATGTGGATGAGAATATGGGGGTTCGATTCCCTCCTGCTACCTTTAGCTTAAAATATAAGCTACACCAAATGATGACAACATATGGTTCTTGCGGTTTCGTCATCTGCGATTTTGTGTCAGTAGCTCAGTTGGTAGAGCACCGGGCTTTTAACCCGGGTTGTCGGTGGGTTCAAGTCCCCTCTGGCGCATTCTTCTTTACTCTTTTAGAAGTTAAATAATAAAGAGGGTTAGCTCCACGACCTTATGAAAAAGTAATATGAAAATATTATGGGAGCGTATGGGAGAGATTGCTGAACATTGCGTTTCCTCACTCCTAACAACGATAATGTGAATTAAAGATGTCTATGAAATGTAAGTTTGAGAAGAGGATAGGGTTACTTTAAAACTCACTTTATATGGAGGACCTGATGGTGTAGGGGTCATATATAAAACCATCATTGATTTTTTATTTTTAAAATGTTATAATAATTTTACAAAGTTAAGAAAGAGAGGAAAAATATTGACCGATTTAGAGAATTTTGTAGAAGAAAATAACGACGAAGAAAAAGAAATTAAAAATGAGAAAGAGGTTGTTATTAGTGATAACAGTATAAAAATGTATATGAAAGAGGTAAGTAAATATCCTCTTTTAACAGAAGAAAGAGAGCTTGAATTAGCTAAAAGAATCCAAGAGGGAGATATGGAGGCAAGAAATGAATTTGTAAATGCAAATTTACGTCTTGTAATTTCTGTAGCAAAACATTATATTGGATGCGGTATTCCTTTTCTTGACTTAATTCAGGAAGGAAATGTTGGTTTAATGAAAGCTGTTGAAAAGTTTGATTATACAAAAGGTTATCGTTTTTCAACATATGGAACTTGGTGGGTTAAACAGGCAATTACACGAGCTATTTCTGACCAGAGCAGAACTATTCGTATTCCCGCACATATTGTTGAAGCCATTAGTAAAGTAAGAAAAACAGAAAGAGAATTATCAATAAAACTTGGTAGAGATCCAAAAGTAAAAGAAATTGCGGAAGCAATGGACATGAAAACCTCTGAGGTTAGAGAGCTTTTGGAATATACTGCGGATATTGGTAGTCTTGATATGTCGCTTGGTGACGGTGATGATGATGCAACAGTAGCTTCTCTTATTGAAGATACTACTTGTGTAAATCCGGCAACTGCTTATCTTGAGGTTGAAAAACAGGGGATTATTGAAAATGTTTTAAATACTTTACCAGAACGTGAAGCAGATATTCTTCGTTATCGTTTTGGAATAAAAACAAATAAACCGCAGACACTTGAAGAGGTTGGAAAAATTTATGGTTTAACTAAGGAACGTATTCGTCAGATTGAAGCAAAAGCATTACAGAAACTTCGTCAGCCAAGTCGTGCTAAAAAGTTAAAAGAAGTATTTGATTTTTAAGGAGAAATATGTTGAATAAAAAATATTTAACTGATGAAATTGATGTTAAGTCATTAATTAAATATTTAAAAACATTTGAAAAAGAATTAAATCATCCTATGACTATTTGGTGTCCTTTTGGTTTAGAAAATTCTTCTTTTGTAAAAGAGCTTTCTGATGCTGGTTTTAAAGTTATTTCTTTTAGTATTGATGATAAAGATTTTTTTCCTTATGAACCAAAGATTTTTATTATGTAAAAAATTTAATTCTTGAGGAATTAATAAAAAATTGATTTTTTATAAAAAATATTATATAATAAATATATAATAAAAATAAAGGTGCGTAACAGCAATTCTTTAATGTTAAGAAAATTTTTGATTGCAAGTCAGATAATTATAAAAAAATATGCACCTTGTAATGGGACCATAACTCAGTTGGGAGAGTGCCTGTTTTGCAAGCAGGAAGTCGAGGGTTCAAGCCCCTCTGGCTCCATGTCTTGTTTCCAGTTTACATTGCAAGGCGAAGTAACATAAGACTGGAACGATGTGTTACTTCAAATATTGGGGTTTAGCTCAGTTGGTAGAGCAAGCGGCTGTGCGGAAGTAGTATAAGTTAATACGCTCCATTGGTAGAAATTTAAGTGCAAGTCTTATCTTCCGATTAACCGCTGTGTCGTGGGTTCGAGTCCCACATCCTCAGCTTAATATTTTAATTGATTTTTAAATTAAAATATTATATAATAATTATATAATATAAAGAGATACATACAGCAAATAATTTTGAATTTGACTGTTAATCAAATATTCAGAAGATGTATCTCGAAATTATTAGAGTCCTGGCTTGAAACCGTGTATGTCTGCCGCATGACTCAACAAAAACTGGAAACACGCGGGGATGGCACAGAAGCTTGTCTGTGAGGGAACGTTCTAGGTAGGTCCCATGCTTCAGAATATTGGGGTATCGCCAAGCGGTAAGGCACAGGACAAAAATTTTTGTGCCAAAGCTGTTAAATCTTTTTTAAATATTTCTTATATTATAATAAGAAATAAAAATAAAGGAGATTTTATTATGGCAAAGATAGATAATTTTACAGTTGAAGAATTGACTCAAATGGTATCAGAAAGTAATTCTTTTAATGAGTTAATTTTAAAATTGGGGTATGCAACAAGAAGTGGTTCTAATCATATTACAGTTAGGAAAAGATTAGATAAATATGGTATAGATTATAGTCATTTTGGAAATCTAAATAAAACTAAAAGGACTGAAGAAAATGTATTTATTGAAAATTCTACTGCAACACAAAGAACTTTAAGAGTTTGGTATAAAAAAGGAAATTATACTCCTTATGAATGTTCTATTTGTAAAATGAAACCTATTTGGCAAGGAAAGCCTTTAACATTAATTCTTGACCATATAAATGGTAAGAATAATGACGATAGATTAGAAAATCTTCGTTGGGTTTGTCCTAATTGTAATCAACAGTTACCAACAACAGGTTTTCATGGCAATAAATAGTGCCCCTTGGTGTAGCGGTAGCACATCGCACTTTGACTGCGACGGCATGGGTTCAAATCCCGTAGGGGCCGCTCGGATTATTAGTTATCCAAAAACGTACTAGCTTCGGCAAACACGTTAAAAAAACTAATCGGCTGGCTTCAAGTCGTTAAATAAGCGTGGTGACACGTATAAAGCACAAGAGTGCCCCCTTCTAAAGAGGGGTAATAGAAAGCCAATACTTACTAACGTTCCAACCTAAAGTTTTGGGGCATCCGCTGAGGGCAATGGTTGGTCGGGCATCATGGGAAAGGTGCTATAAAATAAACTCAGAAATGGGTGGACAGTAAGGTTGTTTTATGGTGCAAGTTCCGCAAGAGCAAGTGCTGTATTTAATTAGTCATTTCTGACTTAAATCGAAAGATAGTTGGAATAGTCTAAAGTGAGTCGATAGCAAGACGAGCAGGGTTGCGGCGAATGGGCTGTACTCAAAAGGTACAGATGTTCAAATGTGTACCCCGTAATCCATAATATATGTACATGATTGCATTGGATATTTAATCAGAGTAGAGAACCTGATTTAATTTTCCAATATATTATATGAGAAAATAAAACATTTACTTATACAGCAAAAGTGTACATGACTACATAGAGAAAAGCGACTTATTGTTCTGTAATATGGACACACATCTAACTCGCAAGGTGAAATGTGAAAAAGTACAATTAAGTGCAACTCTAGGAGACTGCAATCTCTGAATCCCGCAAGGAAGAATGTGCCGAAAGGAAATTTATAATACTATGTAGTAAGAGTTTGCCAGGAGCCACTGAAACTGGTGTCGCTATTAGCTACGGATTAATCTTCCGTGTGATTACTTACTTCCAACGGTAAGCAAAGCTAATAAAAGTAGGTCAATAATCTCAGCCTAATAAAAATTATTAAGGCGAGGAGACTCGCCTTAAATTTTGCTCGGGTCACCTAGCGGCGATGGTAGTAGATTTGTAATCTACCGGAGAAATCCCACGTGGGTTCGAGTCCCACTCCGAGCTTCAGCTATTAAATAAAATGGCTAAAAAACCTTTATTAAATGCGGTGAACGGTACTCGAACGAGGGTTTGAGGGACACAGAGGAGATGGTGCTTGCACTATAACCTCCGGGGTAAAGGGATGGACCTAGGCATAACCGCACCCACATATCGTAGAAGTAAAACTACGAATAAGAAAATAAATTTTACATCCCGCAGTTATGTCATTGCGGATAATAAATTAAATGAGTCGCCATGGTAGACGGCAAGTTCGCAATAGTCTACTTCAATAAAGAGTATGTGGTGTAATGGTAGCACGCGGGCTTTGGGAGCTCGAGGCGGCGTTCGAATCGCACATATTCTAGTCTATTAGTATTTAAAAGGTAGGCTTAAAAGCAGCCATCCATTAAAGAGTAGGGCTTTAAATCCGAAAGTATGAAAAACTTCTTTTGAAGATAAAAGAGTAAAAGGATAGGACGTAAAAGAGTTAAAATGCGTCACCCCGTAACTGGTAAGGACAATTTCCCTTTTGGCGTAATAGCACATTAAATACTAAATACTAAATATTATAACGCGTGCACAGCTATCTCTGCTTCCAGATTAAGACTAGCTTCTGGATGAGGTGAGTATGTAGGGCTGTTGAGACAGGGCTGGATGGTAAATTTGAGTAAGATATTGTTTGAAGTGTTAATTGATGGCTAGTTAAGATTAACATGATAGAATAGCAAATCTGAAAAAATGAGGATAAAGCTATTAGGAAAGTGCAAATCTTTCCCACGCGACGTATGGGGGTGTGGTGTAATGGTAGCCACAGCGGATTTAAAATCCGCCGCTTATCTAGACAGCGTGAGGGTTCGACTCCCTTCACCCCCACTGAAGGGCGAGTGGTGTAACGGCAGCCACTCCAGTCTTAGAAGCTGGTGCCTCGTGCGTGCGGGTTCGAATCCCGCCTCGCCCATGCACAGGTTACAATATGATGGTAAGCAGTTCAGGAGCCTAAACGGTGCTATCCATTAGGTTAATAACCTTATTATAATAATAAGTCTGAGTAATGGTTAATTGAAAAGAAACTGTATTATAATAAAATAATTTATGCCAACATGTCGGAATTGGTAGACGAAACTGGCTCAAACCCAGTGGCTAAGAAGCGTGAGAGTTCGAATCTCTCTGTTGGTATTTGGTGCCGCAGTCACTTAATCCAGATTGAATCTGATGGGTGTTAAGAAACGGTTAAATGGATTTTGAGAGACAGCCAAAACCGCCCAAAGGAGTAGGCGGTATAAAACGAATTAAACCATCTTCCAAGAGCTCTGGCTATGAAATGAGTACCGCTACTTGGTCGAGACCTAAGCCCCATGGTACTAGAGGAGCATGCGTGAATATCAGACCTTGCGCGAAACCGCAAGTTAGGGTTAAAAAGTACCTGAAACGCTAGGCAGTCTGAAAAGACTAAATAAAAGTTCCTAATTGATTTTTTAATAAATATATATTATAATATATTTACAAAGTTAAGAAAGGAATAAAAAATATGTTTGATGATTTTGATTTAGGTCCACAGTGTGAAGAGTTTTATGATGATGCAGATTATTGGGAATCTATTATGAATAAAGAAGAAGAGGATGATACTGATGAGTAAAAAGAAAGCTGTAGATTTAAACCCTTTTAAAATGACTAAAGAAGAATTAGCTATTTGGTTAGCTTTAAGAGGTAAAGGTCATTCAATCGACTCAAAAAAAAATTACAGTAGAAAGCAGAAACATAAAAAAGATTTAAGATTTGGAGAATAATATGACTGATAAAGAAAAATTATTAGCAGGTATTAAATTAATTGAAGAAGCTTGTCATGGAGAAGATATCGTTGAAGCTTTTGCTGATATTGATTATACAAAATTTACAAAATTAAGAGAACAGTATTCTTCTTTACCGGCATCAAGAATTACATTAATGATTGCTGAGGGTTGGGAAGGAAAACCAGTAGGATTTGATTTTGATGAGAAAGGAAACTTTCTTAAAAGATATTAAGATGTGCGGCCCCGTGGTCTAAAGGTCAGGATGCCATCCTTTCAAGGTGGCGATGCTTAGGGTTCAAGTCCCGCCGGGGTCATTTCTTCAAAGTAAAATAAATGAAGAGGTTAAGCAGTTTACCATAAAATTGCCAAAGTAAAATAAATGAAAAGGTTCAGTAGTTTTCCAAAAGCTATTAGAACTTTAAATAGAAAATCTACAAGGTTCAATTCCTTGCTCAGCGCATAAACCCTGGTGTGGTAGTTGAGGATAGGCTAGATTGAAGAAATTGTTTTCACATGGATGGCGGTATTTTTGCCGAAATACCAAAAGAATGGTGAATAAAGTTCGAGGAATTTGCGGCAACAAATTCCTTTAAGGCTCTATCGACAAGTGGTTAAGTCGGCTCCCTCTCAAGGAGCAGTCGGATTGGGTTCGATTCCCCCTAGAGTCATTTAAGTAATTAATGGCACCTGTAAGATATGAAAACGGGAGTTAATCGTATGAAAAGTCTGGTGTAGTGACCGTTTACCAAGTCCAGATAAATAGTACGTTGTAAAGGGTGGTGTGACTTTACTTACTTAATCAAATAAAAAGACTTAAACAGCAATAATTATTTAGGAAGCAGGGCGTCGTGAGTTCGAGCCTCACCTTGTTAGTGGGATACTTTCAAGTAGCTCAGATGGGAGAGCACCTGCCTATAAAGTTAAGTCTTGATAAATCCCATTCGCCAAAAGGAAAAGGCAACGAATTTCTAATTCGTAGACTATAGGTTCGAATCCTATATGGGATGTTTGAGATACATACAGCAATCTTTTTTTCTTAATTTTTTATGATGCGAAAAAGGTGTCGGGTTCGAATCCCACTGCGTTTTAGGGAGCGTATGGTGTAACGGTAGCATTCAAAAAGAAGTATCTCGTAATTATCCCTATATTTTAGCTGGCGGTAGGTCGGAATCTAACTGAGCCTCATAAGCTTGGTAAACGAGGTTCAACTCCTCGGCGTAGCAACTTAAAACTGAAACGGGTCAGGTCCAATCGCCCGATTGAGTTGTTCTAAGGAAATGAGGTTGGTTTCTAAATTTAATTTAGAGTAAAATTCCTCCGAACTATAAATATAAGTTTGAAACAAAACTTTGGCTTAATCTTTAGTTTTGAAAAGAAACCCAAATAGGAGAACCGCATATATAAATAAAGTCTATGCGGCTGGGTGAGACTATCCTTTTTCTATATACGAAAGCATATAGAAACAAAAGAATTTTCAAATAGCTTCTTTTACTTCTAGTTTTCTTGACGTCAGAAAATTGTTTTTCTTGCTATTTGTTACAATTTTAGATTTGTCTCGTTAGTGTAATGGATAACACATAGCTCTACGGAAGCTAAAATGATTGGGTTCGACTCCCTCACGGGATGTTAAATGATTTTTAAAGGTTTCTACCGCATTAAACGAAAGGGTAGTATAATAAAAACGTAATAATTGTCCCTTTAATAAATTAAAAAGGAGTTTTGATTATGAAACTTACAAAAATTACACAAGTAAAAGAGTTCTTAGCTGTAGCTGATAGTTGTGAAGGAGATGTATGGTTAGTATCACTTCAAGGTGATAAATATAATCTTAAATCAACTCTTACACAGTATGTAGCTATGGGTGCCTTACTCGGAGAAAAAGGCGATGAACTTGAATTGTTCTGTGATTTACCCGCAGATGAACAAAAGTTTTTGAAGTGGTTTAATGAAAACCCTGAAGTTCTTCATTCTTAATGAAGGACTTCATAAAAAGATTTAGGGAGTTACGCTAGTGGTTAAACTTTCGGTCTGATATGCCGAACTCCTGGGTTCGAATCCCAGACTCCCCATTTAAAAACCAAAAGTAATAAAGGAGAAGATTATAATGAATATTGTTCAATCTGGTTCACGCTTACAGGTTTATGGTGAAGATGTTCAGACATTTAAAGAAATTCCAGTAGGCTCTTATGATGTTTGTTTTAATAAGATGACTGGTTTTTATTTAAGTACTCGCAATGACTTGGAAGCAAATGAAGATAAGATTTATGGTAATCATCTTGAAAAAGTTCATAAAGTATTAACCTCTTTTGGTCTCTCACAACGAAATTTTGGTGTTATGCTTAGTGGACAAAAAGGAATTGGTAAATCATTATTTGCGCGAATCCTAGCTGAAGAGAGCATTAAAGCTGGACTTCCAGTAATTACAGTCACTATTGCAATTCCAGGAATTGCTGATTTCCTTGCTTCTATTGAGCAGGAAGTTGTAGTTATCTTTGATGAATTTGAAAAAGTTTTTGCAGGCGGCGATGATTATGACCCGCAAACAGAATTACTTTCACTTTTTGATGGAACTGATGGCGGTAAAAAGCTTTTTGTAATTACTTGTAATGAAGTTAATAAGTTAAGTGATTTTCTTGTTAACAGACCAGGACGTTTTCATTATCACTTTACTATTAAGAATCCAACTCCGGATGAAGTTAAAGAATATATGATTGATAAACTGAATCCGCAGTATTATGAAGTCATTGATAAAGTTGTCAGTCTCGCGCAGGCAATCAATATTACATATGATTATTTACGAGCAATAGCTTTTGAGATTAATCAGGGCTATTCAATCGAAGAAACTTTAAATGATTTAAACATTGTAAAAACAGATACAATTCGTTTTGATGCTTACTTCACTTTCTCTAATGGACTTGTTTATACAGCCTTTTCTAAAGAGCTTGATTTATTCAACCATGAGGAAGTTAGCTGGAGACTTTATGGTGCTCCTAGTGGAAGAGGTAATCGTGATGGTGCTTTTTCTCCTGCGGTTAGTATCTGGTTTAAACCATCAGACATTGAAATGAAAGATGGACGTTTGGTTCTTTCACCTGAAAATGTAGCTTTCCGTTTTGATACAGATTACTATGATGATGATGATGAAAGAATTAAAGCACAGCTTGATAAATTTAGAAATGCTACTATTGAAAGAGTGGTATTTCAGAAAATTGACACATCTCTTGATAGATTTGTTGTCTAATAAATAAAATAATAAGACCCGTACTGCAACTTTTCATAAAGGTAGATGAAAATGGTATCAGTTACATAGACTGAAACAATCACTCGTTTGAAAGTTAAATTTGTAATGCAGTAAACAAGAAGTTAACTTGAGAGTTTATATTGTTTGAACTGCCGGGTCTTGATTTTCTCTTTTTCTTTTCTATTTTTATAAACGTGATAAATAAAGACTCATACAGCAATTTTAACTTAACAGTTAATATCATCGGTTCGAGTCCGATACAACGAGCGTCCTTCGTAGTTTGCTTAGATGGTAAAGCATAATTGTATTTTGAGTCTTGTACTTGGGTAGGTATGCAAGCGGTTAAAGTAGGGGGTCTGTAAAACCCTTGGCTTCGGTCTTCGTGAGTTCGAATCTCACCCTGCCCATTCTTTTTATTAGTAAAAAATTTCAACTCTGGCTGGGCGGTGAACGCCTGCAAGTGTCCGCAAATCAAAATCAAAAATGCCTCTTACTATTTTTTTAGGTAAATTGACTAAAATTTAATTTTTTAGTATAATAACAAAAAAGGAGGATAAGCCTATGAATTCAGATATAGACATAAAACGGACACTTAAAAACATAACAGATTCATACTATAAAATATTAGAATTGAATTTAGCAGATGATTCTTACAGAGTGATTAAAGCTATTTCTGATGAAAATTCACAGTATTATAGTTTAACTCGCTGGATAATGGAATATGCCATAAATGATGACATTTATCCAGAAGATAAAATAAATTTTATTAAATTTATGAATATTCACTCATTAAAAAAGAATTTTGATAAAAATGATAAGCCACAGCGAATCTACTACCGCAGAAAAATAAATTCTGAATGGACATGGGTTTGTCTTGAAATAACAAAAGATTATGAGTATTCTCCAGAAAATCCTATTGCGTTTCTTGTTTTAAGAAATGTAGATGATGATAATATAAGGAATATGCTCAAATTTAGGGACAAAGAAACTAAAAATGAATATGATGTTGAAACAAAATTTCAAAATTCATTGAAGTATAAATTAAAAATAAATTCATTGATTAAAAATTTTCCTTGCTCTGTTGGATTAATTTCAATAGATATTAAAGATTTAATTCAAGGAGATAAAGAAAACTATAATGAATTTATTAGAGTGTTAAGATTATTATTTAAGTTTGAACAAATTTATCGAACTGAAAAATCTAAATTTTTTATAATAATAGAAGATATAGATAGTGAAGAATTTCAGCTTAAATTATTACAAACATATGGTCTTTTTTATGGAAGTAAGCTAAGAGATTATATTAAAATAACTTCTAGCTGGACTGACGAAGAAGAAAAGGGAATAACTGATATTTTAAGAATAATTGAAAATAAAACATATCGAATTAACGCAGAAAAAGAAAATGTTTATTGATTTTTAAATAAAAAAATTATATAATATATATATAAATTAAAGATAAGGAGAAGAAAATATGAGTTTTCCAAAAAGTAAGTATAAGATTTTTAGAAGTAAGGATAATAAGGTAATTGCGGTTTCTACCTATGCAGGAAAAACTGTTAAAGGCGTGTCGAAATGTGATCCAAGGGATTCTTTTGACCAGACATTTGGTGAGGACCTAGCTATTGCTCGTTGTTCCCATAAGATTGCAAAGAAAAGAGCCAAAAGAGCAAAAGTAGAGCAGGCAAAAGCTATAAAAGCAGTAGATACAGCAATGAGAAAAGTAATGAAGATGAATAAGTATGTTACAGATGCGGAAAAAGAAGTACGTATAACCGCAGATGCTATTGATGATATTATGAAAAATGCATAAATAAAGGGGAAGAAATTCCCCATTCGGCGGGGTCGCATAGCCTGGTTGAGTGCAGAGGTCTTGAAAACCTCCGACCGCGATGAGCGGTCCGTGGGTTCGAATCCCACCCCCGCCGCTAAAGATACATACAGCAAATTATACAAGTTGTCAAGCGGTTAAGACATTAGACTGAAAATCTGAGAGCATGGGTTCAAATCCCATCTTGTGTTAAATGTATCTTGTATATGGAGCGTTGGCAGAGTTGGCTAATTGCACTCGATTGCTAATCGAGCGTCGCCTCAAGCGGCACAGAGGTTCGAATCCTCTACGCTCCGTTTGATTTTTAAAATTAAATATGTTATACTTTATATAAGTAAAGACTCATAGACAGCAGAATTTTACTAATATATTACTTTTACAATTTTTAACTTCTCTTTTCTTTTGGTTTTTATTATAAATATTCCTGACATGAGTCTTGTATTTGCGGGTGTAATTTAATGGTAGAATATGATTGGGTAAGGGTACGAAATTGTCTTTCTATAAATTTCAATAATTATAGAAAGGTGGCTAAGTTATGATAGGAATATATAAAATTACTAATAAAATAACTGGTAAAAGTTACATTGGACAATCTATTAATACTTCTAAAAGAATTAAAGAACATTTTTGGAAAGCAACTTGCTCAAAAGACGTTTCTTTTAATTCAATACTACACCAAGCTATTCGTAAATACGGTGCTGAAAATTTTGAAATAGAAATTTTAAAAGAATGTACTGTTGAAGAATTAGATGAATTAGAAAAACATTATATCAAAATGTATGATACTATATCTCCAAATGGATATAATATATTAGAGGGCGGTCAAAAAAATAGATTTGTCCCTAATTATTGCTTAATTTGTCATAAACCTTTATTATCAAAAGCTCGTTATTGTGTTGAATGTGGACATAAAGTTCAGCAAGTCTGTGAAAGACCCAATAGAGAAGAATTTAAACAAATGATACGAAAACAAACTTTTGTTTCTATCGCTGATAAATATGGTGTTACAGATAAGGCTATATCTAAATGGTGCAAAGCATATAATTTACCATTTCGTAAAAGAGATATAAAAAAATATACTGATAAAGAATGGGAAAAATTATAACGGGGTTCAAATCCCGTTACCCGCTTTAAGAGCCATACAGCAAATTATTTTAATTCTTATTGAATTATATAATAGGCAAGTATAAAGCAAATTATACTCATTAAAAGTTTTATTTACTAATTTTTTAATCTAGGCTCTTGTAAATATAGATTATTTTTGCAGTAAATAATAAACATAAAGCTCCTTTTCAATTAATTTTGATTAAGGAGCTTTTTATTTTTTGATTTTTTATTAAAAATATTATATAATATTTATGTAATAAAAATTTAACAATTAAGAAAGGACAAGGTGATATTTATGTAATACTTTTGTAACAAAAAGGAGGTATTATATGAGTCATTCTTGGAAGAAATATCCAAAAGTAATTCAAGAAAAGAAAGATTGTCGTTATCTCAACCGGCAACTGAGACACGATAAGCTTGCCGAGTTTTCTAAAGGAGGCTCATACCGTAAAATGCCAAATGGCGGATATGGTTGGTCCTACAGATGGACTCGAGAACAAGCCATTCACAAGTATCAGTACGAATGCAGTGATTGGATAAAGAGAACTTTCCCTACATTGGAACTTTGGCTAGATTATTGGGAAAAATGTACTATTAGAAAATAGTTTCTCTAACTTGTTCTTATATAGGTTTTGACAAAAACATTAAAAAGAAAGGGTAAAGAAACATGAAAAACAAAATTATAAGTTTAATATTAATGGGAGGTCTTATGTTATCTCCATTAACAGTTTATGCAGCTCAACCAGGAGATATGATTGTTTCCTATTGTGAGAGTTATGTAGCAATGCGCGCAGAGCCTTCTACAGATGTACAGGTAATTGGACGCTTAGCTAACCTTAGTGCGGCAACAGTCATCGGCGCGCAAGATGGTTGGTATCAAGTTACTTCAGGCGGATTAACCGGTTGGGTATCTTGTGATTATTTCCTTGAAGGAGATGAAGCTATTGCAGCCGCAGATTCAGTTGCTTATCAAATAGCTGTGCCAAATGTAGATGCTGTTAATGTAAGAGCTAACATGGATGAAAAATCAGATATAGTAGGAGTTGGTAATTCTGCTAATCAATTAGTTGTTACAAATTATGATGGTGGAGCTTGGGTAGCAGTTAATGCTGCTAATGGTGGTTTTGGTTATGTAAATGCTGATTATGTTACTTTACAGAGCGTATATCCAGAAGCAACAGCAGAGCCTATCCCAACTTCAGCTCCAGTAGAAGAAACTACACCAAATTATGAAGAAAATACAGATGAAGGTGTTGACACAGATTACACTGAGACAGAAACTCCAGTAGAACAAGAAACTCCGCAGGAAGAAGCTGAAGATACTTCATCTAATAGAGATTATCTCGGAACATATACTTTAACAGCTTATTGCGGTTGTGAGGTATGTAATGGCGGAAATGCTGGAATTACAGCAATAGGTGTTGAACCTAGCGAGGGATGGACAGTAGCTTGTAATTCTTTACCTCTTGGAACTCAGATTTCTATTAATGGAAATGTTTATGAAGTTCAGGATACTGGTAATATGGATAATGGAACTATTGACATTTTTATGAACTCACATGATGAAGCATTAAATTTTGGTGTTCAAAGTGCTGATGTTTATGTAGTAAGCTATGGTTCTGGAGAAGCTGTAGCTTCAACTTCTGAAGATTATAATGAGGGTGAAGTTGCTTATTCAGAAGATGAAAGCGAAGCCGTAGATACCAGTTATGAAGAATCAGAAACTCAAGTAGATATTGGTGATGGTTATGTTTATGATACTGAATCAGATACAGTAACAGATACTAATACTGGTGAAGTTTACAGTGGAGATGCAGATATTGTAAATTATGCTCGTCAGTTTGTAGGTAAAACTCCATATGCTTGGGGAGGCAACTCATATGAAACTGGTATGGATTGTAGCCATTTTGTATGGAATGTATTAAAAGATACGGGTGCATATGATGGTGATTATGTAACTTCTGATGGTTTTCTTGGTCTTGGTGAAGAAGTAGATGGACTTGAAAATGCTCAGGCTGGTGATGTAATTATTTATAATGGTCATGTAGCTATTTACGATGGCGAAGGTGGCATTATTGAAGCTAAAGGTGCAGCATATGGAACTACAAATGACCGCGCCGCAGATTCAAGTGAAATTCTTGGAATTAGACGATTTAATTAAGGAGAATAAATTATATGAAAACTATGAGAGAATGTGCTTATGATTATGAAATGAAACATAAAAATAAAGGAATGGTAACTACTTTAGAAGATTATAGATTTTTATTTGTAGAAAAGCCAGATAAAAATGGTAAATCAAATTCATATTGGGTAATGCTCTCTTGGTTTTTAGATTTGTAAAAATTTTTAAAGGGAGATTAATTTCTCCCTTTGATTTTTTGTAAAAAATAATATATAATATATATACAAAGTTAAAGAAAAGAAAAAAATATGACCCGGTAGGCTAGTGGTAAACCTGGAGTCTGCAACACTCTTATCCTGAGTCCGATTCTCAGCTGGGTCTTTGATTTTTATAAAAAATTATTTTATAATAATTAAAGAAAAAATAAAAAATATTCTCTTGTCCAAGAGAAGTCTAAGAGAAAAAGGAGAAAATTATATGAGTAAATTTATGGAAGCAATGAAAAATTCTACTAATTTTACACTTACTGAGAATGGTGCATCTACCCATAAAACAACCAGAAGTGATTTGCTGGATATGTTTGCAATGGGTGCGGCAATGCGTAAACGTTCAGATGAAGATATTATTCTTATGTGGCGTAAAGCATTTGCAGAGAATCCACGTTACGCTTTAAAATGTTTATTTTATATCAGAGATGTGCGTGGCGGTCAGGGTGAGCGTAGATTTTTCAGAGTGTGTATGAAAGACCTTGCAACCCATGATACAGAAGCAGCCCGTCGTAATCTTGTGCATGTTAGTGAATATGGAAGATGGGATGATTTGTATACTTTTGTAGGTACACCACTTGAGAAAGATGCTTTACAGGTAATTAAAGACCAGCTTGAACTGGATGTTGCTTGTAAGACTCCATCTTTGCTTGCAAAATGGCTGAAATCTGAGAATACTTCTTCTGTTGAATCTCGTAAACTGGGTAATATTACTCGTCAGTTCCTTGGTATGACTCATAAGCAGTATAGAAAAACTCTTGCTGTGCTGAGAACCCGCATTAATGTGCTGGAGAAACTTATGAGCGAGAACAGGTGGTCGGAAATCGAGTATGATAAAATTCCGTCTAAGGCTGGCTTAAAGTATAAAAATGCCTTTGCCCGCAGAGACATTGAGCGTGTTAAAGCAGGAGTACAGACTTATGAACAGTTTGCAAAAGATGAAACAAAAACTGTAAATGCAGGTGCTTTGTATCCATATGAAGTGGTTGATAAAGCTACTAAAGTTTGGACACGTAAAGGCTGGTATGATTATACACTGCCGCCAATGGATGATACCAATAGACTTATGGTAAATAAGTATTGGGATAATCTTACAGATTATTTCAATGGAGCTACATTTAATGGTATTGCGGTTGTTGATACTTCTGGTTCTATGACTGGAAATTCTGCATCTTGCCCAATTAATGTTGCTATCTCTCTTGGTATGTATTGCGCAGAGAGGGCAAAAGGTCCATTCGCTGGACATTATATTTCTTTTGCTTCCAGACCACAGCTTATTGCGGTTGAGGGTGTAGATTTCTGTGACAAAGTTAAAAGAATTTATCAGACTAACCTGTGTGATAATACTAATATTGAAGCAGTTTTTGATCTGATTCTTGATAATGCAATTAGTTATCATATGTCCCAGGATGACCTGCCACAGAATGTTATCATTATCAGCGATATGGAATTTGATACCGCCTGTGGGTTCGGTTATTGGGGAAATAACCGAGGCAAAGATAAGCTGACACTGATGGAAGGTATTGAAAAGAAATTTAAGGCTGCTGGTTATGAACTTCCAAAACTTATCTTCTGGAATGTTGATGCTAGACAGAACAATATTCCGATGTTAGGAAATGGTCCAATTTCCTACGTATCCGGTATGAGTCCAGCTATCTTTGAGACTATTATGTCTGGTAAAACGGGCTATGACCTGATGATGGAGAAGCTGGATAGCGAGAGATATAAAGCAATCTGTTAAACACTTAGGGGCAAATTTAATAAAAAAGATTTGCCCCAGTTTTAAATATAATGAAAATAAAAGAAAGGTGGTATATTAAGTTATGCTTAGTATTACAAGTTTTTATTCAAACATTGAAGGAACAATTTCTATTGATGATGATGTAATTGCTAATATTTCTGCAAACATGAGTACAGATGGAAATGTTAGTATTTCTAAAACAATCATTGATAAAGACAAATATCAGGCAAACCTTGAATCATGTATCGCAGATACTAAAGAATTTGAGGAGAAAGTTCTTGCTAAAGCAATTAAAGCCTAAGTATATTTTATAAGCCCTAGTGATTTTTGTCACTAGGGCTTTTTTTAATATAATTCAATAGGAGGTAAATATATGATAGGAATTATATCTCAAAATGGAAATACTCAGTATGGTATTTCTGATTTTGTTGTAGATAATGTTAAAGATTTAGATGAGTTAACCAGTAGAAATCTTAAAATGGGCTCAACCGCTTTTTGTATTAGTAATAATTCTAAATATATCCTTAATGGTGAAAATAAATGGAAAATTCAAAATTCTAATTCTGGAGCAGTTTCTTCAGAAGATATAGCTCAAGCAGTTCAAGATTATTTTGCCGCAAATCCAGAAGCTATAGTAACAGATGAAGAATTAAAAACTCAATTAGAAGCCTATACAGAAACATCTAAATTAGCAGATTGGATTAAAAAAAATATTACTATTCCAGAAGCATATGATGATTCTAAATTAGTAAAGAAAATTAATAGTATGACTTCATATAATAAAGATACTATGGAAAATGATTTAAAAGCAGATAACTTAATTCAATCTAATATGTCTCCATATTTTGATGAAAAGATGGGAATTTTCTTCGCAGTTGGACATCCAGTAGTAGTTGAAAAAGATAATTCAGCAGAGAAAGCTATAAAAATCAAATGGACTGGTGGAGAAAAAGTATTTTCAGACGGTTCTAAAATTCATGTTTGCGGTGGAGGTAATTCTATTGCTGTTCCATTACATTTCCCGCATACTAAAATTACAGTAAATAGTGGATTTATAGCTAATATTATTGGCGGTAATGAAGCTGGCGGAACAGTAGATACAGCAGAAGTTATTATTAATGGCGGTACAATTAAAAATGTTAATGGTGCAAGCTCTGCTTGGTCTGATTATTACCAAAAAATGTTTCCAAATACCGTATATAATGTTAAATTAATTATTAATGATGGTATAGTTCAATCATGTTTATATGGTGGTGGAATTGGTGCAGATTCTAATGTTGAAACAAATGTAGAATTAACTATTAATGATGGAGTATTCTACTATGTTACTGTTGGAGGTTCTAATGGTAATACAAATGCGGGTACGTTAAATGTTAATGGTGGTAATATACAAATCTTACAATCAACTAACAGAGGTTCTGTTGGAGACGTAGTCTATAATATTGCGGGTGGAACTATTGAAAAAGCTTATCTTGGTGGCGAAGCTGCATCTGATGTAAGTGGTACTCTTAATTCTATTAAATGTAATATTACTAAGGGTACTATTACTAATTTATATTTTGGAACTGATGGCTCTACAGCTAAAGATACAAAGCATGAATATGTTGAGAAAAAATTAGATGCTTCTAAAGTGTCTGGAACTTATGTAGATAATGTAATTAAAACCGCAGAAGATGGTGTATTAAAGGCTTTAACTAAAAAATAATATATTTGGGGAGAATTCTTTATAGAGTCTCCCCTTATTTTTATTTCATTGATTTTTTTAAATTTTTATAATATAATAAATATATAAATTAAAGAAAGCAAAAAGAAAGGGAAAAAATCAATGGAAAGTTCAATTCAGAAAGATTTAGTATTAAGTATCAATGAATATAGTTATGTCCTTGATGAGACAAAAGGTCATGTATCTTGTCTTGTCGGACCGACAAAAATGTCACTGTCTCAGTCAGATAAATTAGTACGATTTAATTCAAAAACAAAAAGTTTTGAGCCTTGTGGATATTCAGAAGCAAAATCTCTTTTCACAACAGCACCAGAAAACTGGTATGTTATTCTGAAAAATCCAGTAGAGGGTAATAAACATCCGCAGACTGGTACATCAAATACTTTGCCAGATAATATTCATATCGGTGAAAAAATTAATGTGCGCGGTCCGGTAAGTTTTGCTCTTTATCCAGGACAGATGGCGAAAGTAGTCAAAGGTCATGCACTTCGTTCTAACCAGTATCTTCTGGCAAGAGTCTATGAAGCAGATGCCGCAAATTCTAATCAGGGTGAGGTTATTGATTCTGAAGGTAATAAAATTGCCGGTACAACTACAAATTGTGTAAATGGTCAGCTTTTGGTTATTAAAGGAACTGAAATTTCATTTTATATTCCACCAACAGGTATCGAGGTAATTCCTGTAAATAATCATGGTGATTATGTACGTGAGGCAGTTACTCTTGAACGCCTTGAATATTGTATTCTTAAAGATGAAAATGGAAACAAACGTTATGTTCATGGTCCAGAAGTAGTTTTTCCAGAGCCAACAGAACAGTTCGTTACATCTCCAAAAGGCGGCTACATTTTTAAAGCTATTGAGCTGAGTAAAATTAGTGGTGTTTATGTAAAAGTAATTGCTGAGTATAAAGATGAAGATGGTACAGTACATCCAGTAGGTGAAGAGCTGTTTATTACAGGCGATCAGCAGATGATTTATTATCCACGTCCAGAGCATGCGATTATCTCTTATGACAATAAAATTATGCATCATGCTATTGCAATTCCTGCGGGTGAAGGACGTTATGTAATGAATCGTCTTACAGGTGAAATCACTACAGTTAAAGGTCCAGCTATGTTTCTACCAGACCCACGTACACAGGTTATTGTTAAACGTAAGCTTACCGAAAAAGAATGTAATCTTTTATATCCAGGCAATATTGAGGCTCTTAAATATAATGTTGGTTTATCAGAAAAATCAGTTGAGAAGAGCTTGCGTACTGCCGCAAATATGGACAATTTAGCATATTGTTGTTCAACTTCAAGTGCTATTGATTCTAATTACAGCAGCTTAGCCTCTCTTGAGGCAAAAGCAAGTATTTCCAGAGGAACCTCTTATACAAAACCGAGAACAATTACTCTTGACAATAAGTTTGATGGTGTTGTTTCAGTTGACGTATGGACTGGATATGCAGTTAATGTAGTATCTAAGAATGGAACTCGTAAAGTAATTTGCGGTCCTAGTACAATCCTTTTGGATTATGATCAGACACTTGCAGAACTTCAGATGAGTACTGGAAAACCAAAAACAACAGACCATCTGTTGAGTACAGTATTCCTGAGACATGAGAATAATAAAATTTCTGATATTGTTAATATCGAAACTTCTGACTTTGTAAGAGCATCTGTAAAGATTTCTTATTGTGTAAATTTTGATGTTGCAATGAAAGATAAATGGTTTAGCGTTGAAAATTATGTTAAATATCTTTGTGATAAAGAGCGTTCTCTTATTAAAAGAGAAGCTAAGAAATATACTATTGAAGAGTTCTGGAAAAATTACTCTGATATTGTAAGAAATGTAGCGATTGCAGCTCCAAAAGAAGATGAAGATAAAGACATCAGTGCTAAAGAGAAAGCTAAACCTTGGAGAGGTAGAGAGTTTGCAGAAAATGGAATGTATGTATATGATGCAGAAATTCTTTCTATTTCTGTTGAAGATGACATTGCTGAACTGTTAAATGAATCTCAGTATGATAATATCAGACAGGCTCTTGAACTTGCCGATATTGAAAAACGTGCGGAAATCGCTAAGAGAAAACTTGAAGCTGAATCTGAAGAGCAGCAGATTAGAGCTGAAAAAGATGCTTTGAAACAGAAACTTGATAAAGAGCGCGCTCTTAATCAGTTGGCAGCTCAGGCAGAAGTAAACCGTAAAGCTGAAGCAGAGAAAGCTGCAGCTAGACAGGCAGAGCTTGATTTGCAGGAAGTTTTAAATACTATTAATGATGAAAAGATTAAAAGAGATAAAGCTGAAGAGGATATGAAAGCCGCAGTAGAAGCTAAGAAAATTGAATTAGAGCAGGCTCGTCAGGAAGCTTATGCTAAGGCAATTGTAGATGTATTAAGTGCAATTCAGCCAGGTCTTATTGAATCTATGAATTCACAGTCTAATGCAGAACTGATGCGTAGTGTTGCAGAGGGATTCGCTCCATATGCTATTGCTCGTCATGAAAGCGTTTCTGAGGTCGTTGATAGAATGGTTCGTGGAACTACTCTTGAAGGTGTTCTTGAAAAAGCAAAAACTGCTTTAGAAAATAAATAAACAATATTTTGGGTAGAAGAATTTAATTCTTCTACCTTTTTTGATTTTTTAAATCAAATATTATATAATTTAATTGTAATTTTTAAAAGGAGAAAAAGAATGGAATATAATTTTAAGCTAATAAAAATATTTAATTTATCAGTTAAATATTATTCTAAAAAGAAAATTAATCATGCAACAAGAGTTGCTGAATATGCAGCTATAAGAGCTGAAGAAAATCGTTTAGATTCTACTAGAGCTTATATAATAGGATTGGCACATGATTTATTGGAAGATACAGAGTGTCCAGAAGAAGAATTAATTGCGGCTATAGGAGAAACTAATTATGATTCAGTTGTCTTATTAACAAAAAATAATGACCAAGAATATGAAGACTATATTCGTAATATAGTAGAATCTAATGATAGTTATGCTTTCATTGTAAAACAAGCAGATATGAAAGACCATATGACTTTTTCTAATAGTTTAACTGAAAAATTATTAAATAAATATGCCCCCATATTACATTATTTTTTATAAAAAAAATAAAGAGAAAGTATTTAATACTTTCTCTTTATTGATTTTTTACAATAATTATAATATAATATTTTTATAATAAAAAGAAAAGGTGATAAAAATGATTAAGAAAATTTTAATTAGTTCTTTAATAGGAATTACTATTTTTACTATTCCAATAGAAGCAAAAACATTTCAAGAAAGTCATAGTTGTGATTGGGGAATTGAGGATGCAGAATATTTACTTAAATTAGGTGAATATTTGGGAGGCGACAAATATGACCAATGCTATAACATGATTGTTTGTTTAAACAACGTTTGGGAAAATAAAAAAAGTATTCAAGAAACCGCAAAAGAGGTATATGAAGATATTGATAAAATTGAATTTTCTCAAACTTCATTAGATGCTTTAGAACTTATTCACAATAATTATGACCCAACAGCAGGAGATTTAGGATATGAATATTATTAATATTAATGAAAGAATTATGGCACATAAAGAAAAACTTATTTCTGAGGGAATTGATGAAAAACATATTCTAGGTATTTTTCTTTATGGCTCCCAAAATTATCAATGTGACTTTGAAGGTTCAGATATTGACACGAAAGCCATTTATATTCCATCAAAAGAAGAGGCTATTTTTGATAAAATAAGAATAAAAGAATATAAATTACCAAATGGCGAACATTGTGAACTTATGGATATTCGTCATTTTGTTGATAACCTTAAAAAGCAAAATATTAATTTTGTAGAAATTTTATATACTAATTATTTTTGGTTTAATTTAGCTTATGATGCTATTTGGGTTAATGGTTTTCTTAAATACAAAGATTTAATTTCTCATTATGATATGAGAAGATGCATTTCTAGTATTTGTGGACAAGCAAAACATACTCTGTTTCAAAATCCCTATAATGGTAAAAAAGTAGGTAATGGACTTAGACTTATGTACTTTTTAGAGCGTTATAGTGAAAATGCACCTTATGAGAAATGTCTTATTCCTAACGAAGCTACAAGAAATGTAATTAAACATATGAAAAATCAGAAGATGTTAGATTCAAGAACAACTGCAGATGATTTTTTTAATTATTTTTGTTATTTAGAACCAATTATGCTAGATGAAGTTGATAAAATCCAGAAAGAAAAATATAAAGATATACAAGAAAACTTAGATAAAAATTTTAGAGAAACAATTATGCTTCTTATTGAAACTTATGATTTGTTATGTACCACAGAAAAGTTGGGAAAAATAAATGAATAAAATATGGATTACCGGAGATTTACATGGGCGATTTCAGCCTGTACGGGATTTTTGCGAATCAGGTAGAATTGACCCCACAGATACAAATTACTTAATTATACTTGGGGATTTTGGTGGAAATTATTTTTTCAATTATAGAGATGATGAATTTAAAGAAAAACTTCTTAAATATAATGAAAAATATAATTTAACTTATTTTGTTATAAGAGGTAACCATGAAGAAAGACCTGCAAATTGTGTAAAGAAAAATCCTGATGACTGGCATTTAGATACCTTTTGGAATGGACTTATTTGGATTGAGAAGAAATACCCTTTTATTAAATATGCCCTTGATGAACCATCTCTTTATGATATAGAAGGAAAGAAAGTACTTGTATTTCCAGGAGCTTATTCACCAGATAAAAATTATCGTTTAGCTAATGGTTATTCTTGGTTTCCAGAAGAGCAAATGACTGATTATGAAATGGAAAAAGGATTGCAACTTTTAAAAGAAAATCCTAAATGTGATTATATTTTTTCACATACTTGTCCAAGAATGTTTGAACCTTACATATGCGATTTATTTTTACCGCAAGTTAATCAAAAAATAATTGATAAAAGTACAGAAAGATACTTAAATAATATAATTGATATGTGTAGATATAAAAGATATTATTTTGGACATTTCCATGATAATAGAAATATTCCACCATATCAAGCAACCATGTTATTTCACGATGTGATAGAATTAGGAGATAAAATATGTATGTAGATATTTTATGTAAACAAATTTCAGTATGTAAGTGGAAGGATTCTGGTGGCGGAGTAGATCCTAAATTAGTAGCTTTTGCAGAATCTGCTCTTAGACAACGTTTAGATATATTAAGTGATAAATATACTATTATTGACGTTAAAGTTAATCATTTTACTGTAGAAAATCATAATAATGGTGGTTGCAATGAAGTTTGGGTGCAGTATACAATTTTGTATAAATAAAGGAGAATAATATTGGACTGCAAAAGTAGTAATACTTATTATAAGATTTCAAAAGAAACTCTTCTAAATTTACTTGCGGCAAAGCTAGAATTAAGCCAGCTTGAATGCAGCGGAGTAGATAATTGGACTTGGTATGGAGAAGGCTATCAAGAATTTATGAAAGAGGAAGCATTAGATTATGTTTCTGAAGAAGAAATGCCGGAAGACCCAGATGCAGAATATGTAGCTAAACTTATGCTTAAAGATTTTGAGGAGATTTAAAATGGAAAGACTTTCATATCAAAGTGATAAAATAATTTTTTGTAAATTAGCAAACTGTTTTATAGCGGCTTGTAATGAATATGCAAAACTTCATAAGTTAGATAGAGAAAGTATGACTGTTGCTATAATGGCTAATGGTATTATAGATACAATGGCTTTTATTACAAACACAGAAAAAATCGGAGAATATATCCGTGATTTCGCTGAAAATGGTAAACTTATAATTTATGAAGTTCCAAATATAGATACAGAAATTATTGATGCAAAAATGCAAGTTATGTATTCCGTTGAAGAGATATTTGATTATTTTTATCTTCAACATTGATTTTTTATAATAAAAATTATATAATAATTATAGAAAGTTAAGAGAGGGGAAAAATAAAAAATGAGTCGAATGACTAGACCAAAAGATAATTGGGATTGTCGAATTAGAGAATGCAAAGCAGAAGAATGGATGAGAGACGTTTATGGGCATTATCCAAGAGCAGAAGATATTTGTAGTATTTGTCCCTTTTTTAAACATATTAAACGACTTGCTGAATATGAAGATTTAGTAGAAAAGATGAAAAGAGAAGGAGAGGTTACATTAGATGACTTTCGAGAACTTGATGAAAAATTTGACTGATAGCATGAAACAGCAAAATCGAATTAAAAAAGCTGTAATTGCGGATATTGTAACTTGTACTAAAAATATGGCAATCGAAAAAAAGTGTAAAGACAATATTACAGAAGAAATTGTTGATGCAGCTATTTTGAAATGTAAGAAAACCTGCCAAGAGCAGATTGATACATGTCCAACAAATCGTACAGATTTACTTGATATGTATAAAGAAAATATGAGTTATATTGATGAGATTGCACCAAAGCAGATGTCTGAGGATGAAGTAAGACAGTTTGTAGAGTCTGAGCTTATTGAACTTACACAGGTAGTTACAGAGCCGATTAGCCCAAAGATGAAAGGTATGGTTATGAAAAACATTATGCCAAAACTTAAAGGTAAAGCAGATGGTAAACTTATCAACAAAGTTGTAATGGAGTTGTTAAATGGGCAGAATTAAATATTACTGGGATGGAGACCGCAAAGGCAGAGCAGAAACTGCCAAAAAAAGAACTTTAGATATGACACATAAATACAAAGAAGATATTGCTTATGCAAGAAAAAACAGTCATATTTATACTGGAAATACTCGTGTTCCGCATCCTTTATACCGTGAAAATATGCCAATATATTTATGGGATATTGGAAGCGTTGAAGCAATTTTTAAAGCAAGAAAAACTTTTGGTAATGGAACGATTTGTGTTTTAAACTTTGCTTCATATAAAAATCCAGGTGGCGGCTTTCTTCAAGGCTCAAGAGCTCAAGAAGAGTGTTTATGTCAAAGTTCTTATTTATACAATGTATTAAGAGAATTTGACTATTATTATGATTGGAATAATAAACATCTTAATAGAGCAATGTATGAAAATAGAGCTATTTTTTCACCACATATTATGTTTGAACAGGGAGAAGACCAGGAGTTTGTTAATGTAATTACTTGTGCGGCTCCAAATCTTACACCAAACAAAAAATATGGATATGGAATTACTGCGGAAGAAAATTCCAAAATTTTGGAAAGCCGCATTAAATTTGTTCTTGATATTGCCGCAAGAGAGCAGGTAGATACACTTATTCTTGGAACTTTTGGATGTGGTGTATTTGGTCAAGATGCAACAGAAGTTATTACTTTATTCAACAAATATCTTGCCAGTGAAAGAAAGAATTTTAAACAGATAATATATGCAATTCCAGATTCAATTCATGGCGACAATTATCAGAAAGCAGTAAAAGTATTTAAGGAATTAGAAAAGAAAAAAGAAAAGGCGGAGTAACTTATGAATTTTTTTATTGACTTTGAAGCAGCACAGTTTACAAATGAAATTATCTCTATTGGATGTATTAATGAAAATGGAGATACATTCTATTCTTTAGTAAAACCAGAAGGAAAAATCACTAAATTTATTACTGATTTAACAGGTATTACAAATGAAATGCTTGTAGATGCAGCTTTACCAAATGAAGTATTTTCTGATTTATTTGATTGGTGTATGGGAAAATCTCCAAATGAGCAGAATGTATTTTATTGTTATGGTAATACTGATGTGCAGTTTCTCAAAGCCAATATTAAAAGGTCTACAAATTTTAAAGCAGGGGCAATGTTAAGTTACATTAAATCCAGTCTAACCGATTATGCACCAAAAGTAAAAGTGCATTATGGTTTAATTAAACCAATTAATCTTGGGAAAATTGCTAATTATATTCGTGGAAATGAAATTGAGCAAAATCATAATGCACTTGATGATGCTTGTCTTTTGAAATATGTTTTTGAAAAAGTTGAGTCATCTCCCATTGATGATACTTGTGCTGAACTGGCAGAGTATAGAATTGAAGGCACTATTGAAGAAGGACCAGTTGAAACCTATATAGACATGAAAAAAGACCCTCATAAAGTATTTATTGGCAAAGATAAGAGAGGTAAAAAGATTTATAAAGGTTTTAATTCTCTTGATGATGCTGTTGAATATCTTATTACCCATGAAATGAATCACGGTAAAAATAAAATTACAATTACAGAATCAACACATGGCAGAATTATGAATAAGATTCGTAATGCTGCCACACAGAAAAAGAAATATTGTGATAAATACTGGTATATTACATCTAAATAAAAAAAAAAGGAGAAGATGCATATGTCTGAACATTGTGGTTATGTAGTAAAAGTAAATGAATTAAGAAAACATCCAAACGCTGACCGATTAAATATTGCAACTTTCTTTGGAAATGATACTTGTGTTTCTTTGGATATTGTAATGGGCGAAATCGGTATCTACTTTCCAGTAGACCTTCAGTTATCTGAAGAATTTTGTCTTGAGAATCATCTATTAAGAAAGAAACCAGATGGTACACCAGATACTGGATACATGGACCCGAAGAAAAGAAATGTTACTGCTGTGCGGTTAAGAGGTGAAAAATCTGATGGTTTATTCCTTCCTCTTAAATGTGTAGTTTATACAGGTATCAATCTTGATGAACTCAATATTGGTGATACTATTACTACTCTAAATGGACATGAAATTTGTAAAAAGTATATCCCTATCCGTAAACATCACTCTGCTGATAATAAGGTAAATAAAACCCGCAAAAAGAAAGTACCAATCGCTCCGCTTTTCGTTGAACACGCAGATACAGAGCAGCTTGCTTACAACATGGGAGCTTTTAAGAATGGTGACCTTGTAGAAATTACTCTTAAAATGCACGGTACTTCTGGTAGAACCGGATATTTACCAAGACTGGTAGATATTGTTCCAACAAATGTACTTGCGGTTTTTTGTGAAATCAAAGACCGAGATAGAAAACTCAATAAATTACAGAAAGCTATGATTGCTTATTTTGATAAACATAGCAAACCTAAATATGATTGGGGTCTTGTGTCCGGAACCCGCAGAACTGTATTAGACTCTTTTGATGGCGGCTTTTATGGTTCTAATGAGTTTAGGGAAAAACATGAGAAAGTCTTTGAAGGAAAACTTCATAAAGATGAAACTGTTTATTATGAAATTGTTGGTTTTACTAATGATGGAACTCCAATCATGCCAAAAGCTAGTAATAAGAAGTTAAATAACAAAGAATTCATCAAACAGTACGGCGAAGAAACTGTATTCTCTTATGGTTGTGATCCAGATAATAAAAAATCTGATTTATATGTCTATCGTATGACAACAACAAATGAAGATGGTGATGTAGTAGAATACACTCCAGACTTTATGCGCTATCGTTGTGAACAGATGGGTGTTAAATGTGTTCCGCTTCTATGGAGAGGCTTTATTCCAGAGGAAGTAAATCCAGGAGAGTATATTAAAGAAATCGCAGAAAAATACTACGACGGTCCAGACCCAGTAGGTAAAACTCATGTGCGGGAAGGTGTTGTATGTAGAATTCTGAATCGTCCAGGATTTGCCGCATATAAGCATAAAAATTATGATTTTAAATGTTTATCTGGAATCGCTGTAGCTCAAGCTGAAGCTTCTGGAGAAACAGATAATGTATCTGAAGATTTGTTAAGTGAAATGTAAGGAGAGTTATTTCTCCTTACTAAAGGAGATAAAATGAAAATTCTTAGTATCTTACTTTTATTTATACTTTTAGTAAATACAGGTTGTCTTATGGCTTCTGTAGATAAAAATATGGGTCTTATAAATAAAAATGAAACTTTAAAATTAGAAAACAAAGCTTTAAAGCAACAGATATGTATTCTTGAATACTACTTAAATTCAAAATCAGTATCGCCGCAAACAAATTTAAAAGGTAATAATACAATTCCAAAAGGTACATTAAAATTTATGAGAATAGCTTTAAAATCTACACACCCAGATAATGGCGGTAATTCTGAAGATTTTATACGTTGTAATGAAATATATAAAATTTTATCTAAATATAAAGAGCAATAATTGATTTATTGCTCTTTATTTTGTATTATTTATAATAAAAAAAGGAGAAGATAAGATATGCCAACAGTTGATACTAATAAAACTAAAAATTTATTTAGACATAGTGGAGTTTTTGCCTCTGAAAAAACTATTGAAGATTATTTACTAAATATTAAAGAATTATCTAAAAGTAAAGATAATCAAATTCAGAAATTAAAGGCTGAAAATGCACAACTTAAAGATGAGAATTATAAAAATAATGAATTAGATTCTATGAAAAAGCAAGTTGAATCTGCAAAAGCAGCTAAAGAAGCCATGAGAAAAGATATGTATAGAGGCTTTCCAATTACTGAAGAAGAAAAAGAAGCTATTCATAATTGGTCTAAAGAGCATGATGAAAAAGAACATAAAAATCCAAGAGGATATCATGGGGCTATTGGCGGCGGTTTTGATTATGTATTTACACCAACTAGCATTGGTACCATTGGTATTTGTGTTTGCGGGGCTTGTCAAAAAAGAGCTTACACTGAAGCTTTTGCTAATGGTACTTTTGATAAGGAAAAATATAATAAATATATGAATGAACATGGCGGACATTTTATCTTTCAGGATATATAATTATGGCTACATTAAAAGAAATAGAATATGATTATGAAGCAGCTAAAAAGAAAAATAATCGAATAAAAATGACAGCTACTTCTAAATTAATAACAGAAATAAAAATACTTTCTGCAAAGAAGAATTTTTCTGAACCGCCACAACAATTAATAGATGCAGTTGTCATAAAGAATGTTCGTAAAATAAAAACAAATATATTAGCTTGTCCAGTATCTAAATCAAAAACACTTAAAGATTTTTATAAAGAATTAAGTTATATTACTGTGTATATGCCTCCTATTATTACAAATAAAGAAGCTATTAAACAAGGTATTATAAAGATTGCTGACAAATATAATATATTATTTACAGAAGAAAATAAACAAGATTTAATGTATAAAATTACTGCTATATTAGGGGAACGAGTAGATTTACGAGTTGCCGCAGTAGCTTTGGAGGAATTAATAGATGAAATTGAATAAAATACTAGGAGCAATATTTTGGATTTTAGTTATTTGCCTTATATGTGCTTATAATATTGTACATCCTGGAGTTGCAAAACATTTTTACATAGGATTTTTTTCTTGCGTTGCTCTTTACTCGGCAATAGAAATTTTTAAATTTTAACTAATAGGACTTTTATCTTTTTAAGATAAAAGTCCTATTTTGATTTTTTATTATAAATAATATATAATATATATATAAATTAAAAGGAGGATTTAATAATGATTGAATTTGGTGGTTGTGAAAAAAGTCAGTTACAGGATGTATGTGAAACTTTAGCGACACAATTAATTCAACATGAACATCCTACTTGGTATGATGTCAGAGAAGAAGATATTTACCAAAAATTAAAAGAAGAAGGTTTACCAGTAATGAGATTTTAATAAGGAGTGATTAAAATGAATACTTATTGTTGTTCAGATATTCATGGAGTTTATAAACTTTATGAAAAAATTAAAGATTTTATTGGTCCAGAAGATAAGGTATATTTTCTTGGCGATGCTGTTGATCGCGGTCCAGAGTCTTGGAAATGTTTTAAATCAATTTATTATGACCCACAGTTTATTTTCCTTAAAGGAAACCATGAGGATATGTTAGCTAAAAGTATTGATGACTATAGTAAATATGGTTACTTTTGCGGAGATAATTTTTATCTTCATGTAAGAAATGGCGGAAAATCTACATGTGAAGGATGGGAAGCTGACGGGGCAGATTTAACTTGGTGCCGCAAAATCATGGGGCTTCAGAAAACCGCAACTTATTATCGCAAAGATGGAAAAATTGTTGTATTGTCACATGCTGGTTTTACTCCTGGCTCTAAACTTACTGATTTTATTTGGGATAGAAAACATATTCATGATGCTTTTGACTTTAAAGAGTTCCCTGATGTATATGTAGTACATGGACACACACCTTGGTGCTATGTTGCAAATGTAGATGATGAATCAGAACCATATGTATATACATATGCTCTTGGTCATAAAATTGATATTGATTGCGGTTCTTTTTGGACTAATACAGTAGCTCTTTTAGACCTTGAAACCTTTGAAACCATTTACTTTAAAGTATAATTATTGATAAATTATTAAAAATATTATATAATATATTTATCAATTAAAGATAAGGAAAAGAAAAGAAATGGGAAGAAGAAATAATAATATTGTATTTAATAGCTTTTATTGTATGAAATGTGGCAATAAAAGCTATGACTTGCCAAGAAAGAAGGGCGGACAGAAGGCAAGATTTCATAGAAAAAAAATGTATTGTCCACATTGTCGTATTGAAGTAAATCATGTAGAATGTAGAAATGAAGAAGATGTATTTCAGTTTAAACAAGATTTTGAAGATGGAGTTTTTAAAGAAGAATTAGAAGAAAGTTTAAAATATTTAAAGGGAGAGTTGATTTAATATGACAACCTTATATGTCGCTTGTGGAATACCTGGTTCTGGAAAATCTACTACTTTTCATTCTATAAAAGAAATTGTAGATGGACTTGGAAGAAATACTTTTGAAATAGTTTCAAGAGATGCTATTCGTTTTGCTAAACTTCGTGAAAATAAAAATATTCAATATTTTGATAAAGAAAAAGAAGTTTGGAAAGAGTATGTTGATACTATTCAGAAATATCTTGATGAAAAAATTGATTTTGTTATTGCGGATGCTACTCAACTTAATCAGAAATCAAGAAATAAATTACTTGATAGTTTAAATCTTGAAGATGTTAAAATTATTCCTTTTAGTTTTGAGTTTCCTCTTGAAACTTGTTTAAGCAGAAATGAGTTAAGAAAAAACGATGAATTTGCTTATGTTCCTAGAGGAGTTATTCGTAGAATGAATGAACAGTTTGAAAAACCAACTTTTTCTGAAAAATATACTTATTCTGCAATCGCTAAAGTAAATGAAGGAGGTATTACAGTTGATTTACCTGACCAGTGATTTACATTTTTGTCATTCAAAATCTTTTATTTATGAACCAAGAGGTTTTACTTCCATTGAAGAACATAATGAAGCAATTATTAAGAATTTTAATTCAATCATAAAACCAGAAGACGATTTATATATTCTTGGTGATTTGATGTTATGTGATAATAAAAATGGAATTGAATGTTTGCGGCAATTAAATGGAAATAAACATTTTGTTCATGGAAATCATGATACTCCAACTCGATGCCGCCTTTATTCTGAAATTGGCATTATTGATGAGGGATATGCTACAATGCTTAAATATAGGAAATATTATTTTTATTTAAGCCATTATCCAACAGTAACAAGTAATGGAGAAATTGAATCTCTTCACCAAATTACTTGCGGACTTTCGGGTCATACGCACTCTAAAGATAAGTTTTATAATAACATTTCATATCTATATAATGTGGCAGTTGATGCTCATAATTGTTTTCCAATTTCTTTAGATACAATTATTGAAGATATGAAAATTAAATTTAATGAACAAAAAGCTATACAGCTTTTTGAATAAATAGTACATTGAAAACTAAATAAAAAGGAGAAAAGAATTTATGAATTTTCTAACAACTATCTTACCGTTTATACCTTTTGTTTTACTTGCGGTTGTCATTATCGCAGTAATTGCTTCAGGATATGTTAAAGCTCCACCGGACACAGCTTACATTATTTCTGGTTTCCACAAAGAGCCTCGAATCTTAATTGGTAAAGCCGGTATTAAGATTCCTTTTTTTGAACGTTTGGATACTTTAACATTGCGTCAGATGTCCATTGACATTAAAACAAATGGTTATATTCCAACAAAAGATTTCATTGGTGTAAATATCGACGCAGTTGCCAAAGTAAGAGTTCTTACTGGAAATGACCTTAAAGATGAAGAAAAAGGTATTACTTCTGAGATGGTTGCCGCAGCTATGAAGAACTTTCTTAATATGTCCAAAGAGCAGATTGAGCAGTCTTTACAGGATTCTTTACAGGGTAACATGCGAGAAATTATTGGAACCCAGGAATTAAAGCAGTTATGTAATGACCGTAAAGCCTTTGGAGATGAAGTTCAGGCAAAAGCGCAGAAAGACATGAATGCTCTTGGTATTTGGATTGAATCCTGCAATATCCAGAAGTTAGAAGATGAGAAAAATCTTATCACTGCTCTTGGTCAGGATAACATGGCGCAGATTTCCAAAAATGCTGCTATTGCAAAATCCAATGCTGAAAGAGAAGTAGCTATTGCAGAAGCTCAGAACTCTAAAGAAGCTAATGATGCTAAAGTCGCAGCTGCTGAACAGATTGCAGTTCGTAACAACGAATTTGAAATCAAACAGGCAGATTTAAAGAAAAGTGCGGATACTCGCAAAGCGCAGGCTGATGCAGCAAAAGCTATCGAGGATGAAAAACAGCGTCAGATTAAAGACGTTGCTGCTACCGAAGCAGACATTGCTCGTCAGGAGAAACAGATTGAGTTAAAAGAGAGAGAAGTAGCTATTAAAGAGCGTGCTCTGGAAGCTGAAGTTAAGAAAACCGCAGAAGCTGAGAAATATGCAGCACAGCAGAGAGCTGATGCAAAACTGTATGAAACTCAGAAGAAATCTGAAGCTGAATTGTTCGAGAGAACAAAACAGGCAGAAGCATCTCTTGCAGAAGCACAGAGAGATTCTGAAGCTAAGAAAGCACTTGCAGATGCAGTAAAAGCTCAGGGTGAAGCTGATGCGGCTGCGGCTAAAGCAAAAGGTGAAGCAGAAGCTGCCGCAATTAGAGCAAAACTTGAAGCTGAAGCTGAAGGTCTTCAGAAGAAAGCAGAAGCTATGAAACAGTATGGTGAAGCCGCTAAACAGGACATGCAGTTACAGGCACTTAAACTTTACTTTGAGCAGTTACCTGCTATTGCTGAAGCTGTTGGCAAAGGATATACAAATGTTGATAAGATTGTAATGCTTGGTGGAGATACTTCTAATCTTGCCGGAGACATTATGAAAAATGTAACTCAGGTATCTGAGGGATTAAGTGAATCTCTTGGCATTGATGTTAAATCTCTTTTAGCTGGCGTTCTTGGAACAAAAGCTATTGAGTCTTTTAAAGAAACAGATGTAAATGAATAATTATGAGGAGACCTATTCATAGGTCTCCTTTTTTAATACCCGTATCTAGTGTTAGGTCCGCTTGTTGGTTCCCACTCACCTATACAAATTTTTTGAGCAAAATATCTAAATTTGATAATTACCTTATTTTATTGTATAATTTTTTAATAAAATAAAGGAGATTCGATATATGAAAACAACTTATATATATCATAATGGAATTGCTAAATATACTATTATAGATAATGATGGAAGTATTTATATTGGCGAAGCTCATTGTCATCCAGAAGACGCAGATATGATGAGTGAAAAAACTGGATTACAGATTGCAGAAACTCGCGCCAATATTAAATTTTTAAAACGTTTAATTAAAGAATCTAAGAAAGAATTAAAAGCTTTAAAAGATTTTCATAGTTTACTTAAATTTAATCCATATTATAATGAAGAAAATCGTGAAGTTAAATTACTTATAAAAGAAATTAGAAGAAGAGAAAAAGATATTAAAGAAAATGAAAGTTCCCTTAAAGAAATGAAAGATACCTTAATAGAATACATCGCAGAAAAGGAAAAGTTTTACCAAAAAATCAGGCGCAATCGTAATAGAGGTCAAAAATAAATAAATATTTTAATTTAAAAATTATAAATCTATATAAGGAGGAAATATATGAATAAATTAAAATATTTCTTACTTGGCATGTTTACAGCAAAAGCAGGACTTGAATTGTTTGATTCTTTTTCTAGTTTAATACTTCAAAAATGCGAAGTTGAAAAAGGAAAAATGCAAGTTCAAATAGCTAAATTACGAGCCGATTATGAAAAAGCAAGTCAACCACAAGAAACCACTTCTAACTCAATAGGTTTTATTACAGAACCAATAGTAGAAGAGGATGAAAGCGAGGCAGAAGAAGACGAATGAGAAATATCTATTATGATACTTGTAGTCTGCTATTAACTGCAGATACTTTATTTGATAATCCAGAAGAACAAGTAATTATCTCTTCAGTTTCATTGCGGGAATTGGAAGACATAAAAAGTTCTGATAAAAAAGATGCTGATGTTAAATATGCCGCAAGGCATTTAACTAGAATTTTAGATAAAAATAAAGAAAAGTTCATTACTGATATTTATTATGATTTATCTGAATTAATTAAAAAATATAATTTACCAGATAATAATGATAGTAGAATCTTAATTTCTGCTTATAATTATCCTGACGAAGTTTATTTTTGTTCTAATGATTTATGTTTAAGATCATTAGCAACAATTTTCTTTGATAATGACCATATAATCTCAGTTGTAGAAAAAAGCACTGATGATTATACAGGATTTAAAGAAATTACCTATTCTTCTGACGAAGAATTAGCACAAATTTATGCAGATTTATTTGATAAAGAAATTTCTAAAAAATTCAATTGTTTAATTAATGAATATTTATTTATTAAAAATCCACAAGGAGAAATAGTAGATAAATATAAAAGAACTGAGAATGGATTTGAACAACTTCACTATTATAAAACTGAAAGCTATATGTTTGGTAAAATTACTCCAAAAGATGCTTATCAATATGCAGCTTTAGAATCTTTTAATAATAATCAAATTACAATGATTCAAGGACGTGCGGGTTCTGGTAAGAGTTATTTAAGTCTCGGTTTTCTATTTGAGCAGCTTGAAAAGCGCAAAATAGATAAAATTATAGTATTTTGTAATACAATCGCCGCACAAGGTGCCGCAAAACTTGGCTATTATCCAGGCGATAAAAATGATAAGTTATTAGATTCACAAATAGGTAATATGCTTTCTAGTAAACTTGGTGATAGAATTGAAGTAGAAAGATTAATTACTGATAGAAAACTTATGTTATTACCAATGTCTGATTTACGTGGGTTTGATACTACTGGATTAAATGCTGGCATATATATTACAGAAGCTCAAAATTTAAGTGTTGAATTAATGAGACTTGCTCTTCAACGTATTGGAGAGGATAGTATTTGTATTATTGATGGAGACACCAAACATCAAGTAGATTCAATTTTATATAGTGGCGCAAATAATGGTATGCGAAAAATGTCTGAGGTATTCAGAGGTTGCAACTATTATGGTGAAATTGAATTGCAAAAAATTTATAGAAGTAAAATAGCTGAACAAGCTGAATTAATGTAAAGGAAGACTAAAAGGTCTTCCTTTTTTATTATAAAATTTTGAAAGGAGAAAAATATGGCAGACAAGAACATATGGGATTATTTGTTAAAGCAACTTGGAAATGAATATGGCGTTGCAGGTTTAATGGGAAATATTTACGCTGAATCTGGCATGAGAGCCAATAGAGTAGAAATATTGTGTTTAAAACGACTTTCTCAAAATGGACAAAATTACAATGATGTTACTTATACTGCGGCAATAGATTCTGGTAGAATTTCTAGAGCCACATTTTTAAATCCTTTACCTGGCAAGCGTTATGGCTATGGTTTGTGCCAATGGACTAGCCCTAGTCGAAAAGCGGGTTTATATGATTTAGTAAAATCAAAAGGTGTATCAATTAGTGATGAAGATACACAATTAGAATGGTTAATAAAAGAATTAACTACAACTTATCCAACAGTATTAAAAACATTAAAAAATGCAAAAAGTGTTCAAGAAGCATCTGATATAGTATTAACAAGGTTTGAATGTCCAGCAAATACAGGAAGTAGCGTAAAAACCACAAGAGCAAATTATGGAAAGCAATATTATAATAAATATGCAGGAGGTAAAGTAACTAATATGGGAAATTATGATAATTATATTTATAGTAAAGGAACTCATTATATTTCTAATTCTGGACATGATGAAAATGGTCAGTATCATGGCGGTGCCGCAGGTGACCAAACTGGTGATGAATGGTATCTCCGCTCTTGGTATAATAGACCATGGAATTGTGTAATTAGATATACAAAAAATCCACAAGTAGGTCTGAAATTAGCAGAACTAGGATGCGCCGCAGCTTTAAATGATAATATTGGGTATGATCAATATGGAAGAGATAGCTACTGGAATAATTTAAGATTAGTTGGATATGACCCATCTAAAATTACAAAAAAATGTGAAGATGATTGTTCTGCTGGCGTTATTGCAAATACTAGAGCTGTAGGATATTTACTCGGTATTCCAGCACTTCAAACTATTAGCGCAACTTATACAGGTGATATGAGAGCTGCATATAGTCGAGCAGGATTTACTATTTTAACTGATAGTAAATATACCTCTGGTTATGGATATTTACTTCCTGGAGATATTCTTCTTAATGAACGTTCACATACAGCTACAAATGTAACCAAAGGCGCTCATGTAAGTTTTAATCCAGGTACTTCTACTGCCACAGGTGGAAATAAAGTTCCACAAGGAAATAAATCATATTGTGGAAAAGGAATTGGAACTGCAACAGCTTTATGCGAAATGAATATTCGCGCGGGTAATGGAACTTCTTATACTTCTTATGGTTTAATTACTGCGGGAACTGCAGTTGAAGTTCTTGAAAAAACAAGTAATAACTGGTATAAAATTGTATGGCCTGGCGCAGCAAAAGGATATGCATATACGTCTTGTGAAAAAAATAGTTATTATAAATATGTTGCTAATAAAAAACAACAAACAACTACAGCTACAACTAACATTAAAAAAGTTACAGCAAAACAAGGAGCAGACTCTTTTAATAAAAATCTTGCAGGAACTTATGTAGTAAGTACTAATGGTGGAACTTTAAATGTTAGAGATGGCGCCGGAACTAAAAAATCAGTTTTAGTAGCAATTCCAAAAGGAACAAAAGTAAAAAATTATGGATATTATAATGTATCTAATGGTGATATTTGGCTTTATATCCAATTTACTTATAAAAATGTAATTTATACTGGATTTGCTTCTAAAGACTATCTTAGAAAGAAATAATTATGGGACTTTTTAAAAAGAAGAGTCTGCGCGAACAAGAACACGAAATTAAAAGAGAAGAAATATATTGGAATGCAGAAAAAGTTATTCTTGAAAGAAAACAAAAACTGCGCGAAGAAAAAAGAGAAATGCGGAAATCCAAAAAAATGTCAACGACTAAGTTTTTAATTGGGTTTTTATTTATAAATTGTACCCTTGTAGAGCTATTTACAGGATGGGCAACCGCACAAAGTTTAAAAATTTCATATACAACAGGAAATCCAATGGATTTTTCTCCATTAGTTACTCTCATTGGAGCAGTAGTAACTGAAGTAATGGGTTTTGCAGTTTATGCAGTAAAAGCTACTAAAGAAAATACTGCCAATGGAATAACTTATATGATGGCACAACAATCATTGAATAATCCAACAGAAGAAAATACTTCTGATGAAGAAGAAGCACAAGGTTAATTTTAGCCCTATGTAGATTTTATATCTACATAGGGCTTTTCTTGATTTTATAACTTTTTTACAGTAATATATTTAAAAGAGAAATAAAGGTGATAGAAGAATGTTTGAAATATATTGTGATGGAAGCAGTAAAGGAAATCCAGGAAAAGGTGGATGGGCAACTGTAATTTATAAAGACGGGTGTTATATAACTCATAGAGCAGAATACCAAGATGAGGTAACTAATAATCGAATGGAATTAACAGCTTTGGCTTATGGTTTACTATTTGCAAATAATCTTCCAGAAGATGAAGAAATTAACATATATTGCGATTCAGCTTATTGCGTTAATGCTATGAATGATTGGGTTTTAGGTTGGCGAAAAGCAAATTGGAAACGTCCAAAGAATCAAGAAGTTAAAAATCAAGATTTATTTGAAAAAATGTATCCTTTATATTGGCAAGAAAATATTCAAGGAATCCAAAAGAAGAAAAAGAATATAAATATATTAAAGGTACATGGACACGCGGGAATTATAGGTAATGAATTAGCAGATGCTTTGGCGGCGGATAATAAATCTAAATTAAATATTATTATAAATAAAATAAAGATAGGATGCAATTAAGTATCCTGTCTTCTTATATTTATTTAAAAAGAGATTATTTCCATTTTATTTCCAAAACCACCCTATATTATAAAAATATTATTTATATATAATAATTAAACTAAACTTTTTCCCTTTTTTCTTTTCCATATGTTTATTGTAGAAAAAATTTTTTCCAAAGTCAAATGTAAATTTTTTAACAGTAGTATATTTCTCTGGAAAATTAAGGTTCAATATTTTTTATTAACCCTAGCAATTCTACAGTTAACTAATTTTAATAAAAAATACTTTCACGATAAAATCATAATCTTATTGATTTTTTATAAAAATTTTTATATAATATATAAAGAATAAAGAGAAAGGAAAAATTCTTTATGTCAAAAAAGTATAATGAGAATAGTACGCAACATATTGATGCTAGAGAATTTACAAGAAAAAGACCTAGTACATATTGCGGTTCTACTGAATATAGTACACAGCTTTTAAAAGAGCTGTTTGCAAATGCACATGATGAGCATATTATCGGTCATGGAACTGAAATTATCATTAGTGTGGATACAAAGAAGAATGAATATACTTGTGAAGATTTTGCACAAGGTTTTATTCCAGGAGTAGAAAGACCAGATGGTGAAACAATGCTTTCTGAATGTTTTTCAGTAATTAATACTTCTGGTAAATATGATGATTCTGATGATTCTATTTATGGTGGCAGTGCGCTTGGACTTAACGGAATTGGAATGAAGCTTGTTTGCTTCCTTTCGTCCAGCTCAATGATTACTACATCTGATGGTAAAGGTCAAAGAGAAACACTTTGGTATAAGGATGGTTTATTCCAGAAAAGAGAAATTACTAAAGAAAAAGTTGGGGTTCATGGTACTAAAGTTACCTATATCCCAGACCCACAATTCTTTCAAAATCCAGAAGCAAATTTGAATGATATCCGCACATTATTTAAAGAAGAGTCTGCTCTTAGTCCAACTTTAACTATTAAATTGATTATTGATGGAAAAGAAGAAGATTTTCATTCTAAAAATGGTATCAACGACCTTGTGGATGAAAAAGTTAAAGATGATGAAATTATTAAAAAACGTTTTAATGCCCATATAGTTAAGGGTAATGATTTAATTGATATTTGTATGACTTATACTTCTGGCTATTCAGAAGATATTGTAAGTTATGTCAATTATGGTAAAGTAGAGAGTGGTATTCATCTTACTACCCTTAGAGCAAATTTAACTCGTGCATTAAATAAGTATGCGAATGACAATAAATTATATAAGAAAGATGAAACAAATTTAACTGGCGCAGAATTAAATGAAGGATTGATTATTGTATTTAACTTAAAAGCAAAATCTGTTAAATATGATAGTCAGACTAAAGTACGTGTAACAGACATTGATAAGGCTCTTATTCTTGAAGCAATTAATGTAAATTTTGTTGAATGGATGAATGAAAATCCAAAGGATGTAAAAACAATCATTGAAAAAGCATTACTTGCGCGAAGAGCTAGAAACGCGGCAAAGAAAGCTCGTGAAGCCGCAAGATCAAAAGCAGAAAAGAAAAGTAAGGCATTAAAATTTGATAGTAAACTTGCAGATGCTTCAGAAAAAACAGACCGCATGAAATGTGAAATCTATATTACAGAGGGAGATTCTGCTTCTGGAATGTTAAAGGATGCACGAAACAAACGTTATCAGGCAGTTATGCCAATTCGTGGAAAGATGTTAAATACGCAGGATGCAGCAGTAGATAAGGTAATTAAAAATGCTGAGATTTCAACTATTATGGATGCTTTTTTTGGACCTAATGGTTGGAGTGTAGTAAATAATAAGATTGAATATGATATGAATAAATTACGTTATGGTAAGATTATTATTATGTCTGATGCGGACGTCAGTAATACGGCGTATGAAAGACTTTTCGCTTAATCAAGCGGGTAAAAATTTTTGGTCAAAACATATTTATGTGACCCATATGGCTCTCATATAAATATGAAAAAGAAAAATTTTTGCTAACGGGGAATCCTAAGTCCTTGAGCAAGATATGGTAATCCCGTGGGAAACAAATATTTATTCGTTCTCTTTCAAAATAAAAATGAAGGAGAATTAAAATGATAGGAATTTATAAAATAACAAACAAAATTAATAATAAAATATATATAGGTCAATCAAATAATATTCAAAGAAGATTTCAAGAACATAAAATAACTGGTAAAAAGAGTAGAATTCCAGTAGATATTGCTATACAAAAGTATGGTGCAGATAATTTTGATTATGAAATCTTAGAAGAATGTTCTATAGAAGACCTTAATACTAGAGAAAAATATTGGATTAAAAAATTAAATGCCATTAAAAATGGATATAATTGTTCAGAGGGCGGAAATCAGCAGTCCATTGGAGAAAATAATGGACGAGCTAAATTGACTGAAGAAGATGTTATTAACATACGAAAGGCATATAATAATCATCTTAAACAAAAAGATGTTTATGAAGATTATAAAGATAAAATTTCATTTAGCTATTTTCAAAATCTTTGGCAAGGAAAAGCTTGGTCACATATAATGCCAGAAGTTTTTACCGAAGAAAATAAAAAATATTATGTGTATGAAAATAGTAAAGGTGGAAGTGGCGCTTCTGCTAAACTTTCTGATGAAGAAGTAATTTTAATTAGAAAGCGATATGTGATAGAAAGTGCAAAACAAATTTATCAGGATTATAAAGAACGTATATCCTATCAATCGTTTCAACAAATCCTATGGGGAAGATATTATAGTAATCTTCCAGTATATAAGAAAAAAGAAAAGAAATGGATAAATATTTGAACCTGTATCGACTATTCCCTAAGCCTTCTGGGCAGGGAAGTAGAGCTACTATTGATACGTAGTCTAGTTTTAGGTAACGAAGCTAGTTAAAGGTCGAAATGGTCTCCTTAATTTGTATTAATTAAGTAAGAGATAGTCAGTGCCGATGGAAACATGGGAACAACACGCGATGGAGCTCATATTAAAAATTTATTTTATACATTTATCTGGAATGTGTGTCCAGAACTTTTAATACAAGGATATGTTTATGCAGGACGTGCGCCGTTATATAAGATAACTGAAAAAAATGGTAAATCTTATACTTATTTAAGGGATGATACAGAACTTGAAAAGTATCGTGCGACACATATATCTGAAAAATATGATGTTGGTCGTATGAAAGGTCTTGGAGAGATGGGTGTTGAAGAAACAGAAGAGTGCCTTACTGACCCAGACCGTCGTGTAATAGATAAGATTACTGTAAGAGATGCAGAGGCCGCAAATAAAGCATTTATTCAGATGATGGGTGCAAGTGCTGATTATCGTAAGCAGTTTTTAAAAGCATATGGAAAGGAAGCAATGTATAATGCAGAATGATTTATGGACAACGAATGATATTACAGATGAGCAATATCGAAACAGTCTTGAATATGGTATGGCAGTTAATACAGATAGAGCCTTGCCAAATGCAGCAGATGGCTTTAAGCCAGTAGCAAAACGTAGCGTATATGATATGTGGGAAACTGGAACCTCTTCTAGTAAACCGCATAGAAAAAGCGCTCGTATTGTTGGAGACACAATGGGAAAATATCATCCTCATGGTGATAGTTCTATTTATGGGGCAATGGTACGATTAACTCAGCCTTGGGTTATGCGCTATCCTATTTTTGATGGGCATGGTAACTTTGGTAATATTGGCGGTGATGGAGCTGCTGCAATGCGTTATACAGAGATTCGTCTTACTAAATTGGCTGAAGAAGGTCTTTTAGCTGGAATTAAAAAAGAAAATGTTGATTTTATTCCAAATTATGACGAAACGGAAAAAGAGCCAGTAAGTTTACCTGCGGTTTTTCCAAATCTTCTTTGTAATCCAAATGAAGGAATTGGATGGGCAATGGGTTGTTCTTGGGCTCCTCATAATTTAAGAGAAGTTGCAGATGCTATTTATGATTATATGGACGGTAAAGAGCCAATGTTACCTGGACCAGATTTTCCAACAGGCGGAATTATTATTAATAAAAATGATATTCCAAATATTATGCGTACTGGGCATGGAAGTGTAAAAGTACGTGGTAAATATAATGTTTCTGGTCAAAATATTATTTTTACAGAAGTACCATATGGAACCCGTATTGAGAAACTTATGGAAGAAATTGGAGTAGCTTGTGAAAAAGGTGATATTACTGGTGTTGTTGATATACGAAATGAAGGAGATAAGAAAGGTGTTCAGCTTGTAATTGAAGTCGAGAAAAAAGTAAATCCAGAAGCAGTTGTAAAAATGCTTTTTGCCAAAACTAGACTTCAAGATTCTTTTTCATATAATCAAATTGCGCTTGTAGATAGAACTCCAACAGAATTAAATCTTAAAGATTGTTGTAAGATTTATGTTGACCATAATATTAAGTGTATTATTAAAGAATCTAAGTTTGATTTGGCGAAAGCTGAAGATAGACTTCATATAGTTGAAGGTCTTTTAAAAGCATTAGAAGATATTGATAATATCATTGCTTTAATTAAAAAATCTGCTAGTGCGGCAGTAGCTAAAGATGCTTTAATTGAAAGATATAAATTTACTGAAAAGCAGTCTAAAGCTATTTTAGCAATGAGATTATCAAGTTTAGCGAATCTTGAAAAAGTAGAGCTTCAAAATGAAGAAAAACAACTTATTTCTACCATTTCAGACTTAAAGGCATTAATCTCAGATGAATCTATCCAGAAAGAAGAGCTTAAAGCAAGACTTAAAAAGATTGTCGATAAGTTTGGAGATGCTAGAAGGACAGAATTGACTCAAATTGATTTATCTAATAAAGAGAGAGAAATTGCGCTTGTAGAACCAGAAAAGTGTGTTGTGGTTATGACAGAGGGCGGTCTTGTTAAGAGAATTCCAAGTTCTAGTTTCCGCACACAGAGAAGAAACGGTAAAGGTATTAAGACTGAAAATGATGTCGTGTCTGCGGTTATCCGCACAAATACTATTGATTCTCTTATGGTATTTACAAATAAAGGTAAAATGTATCGTATCTTAGTTGATAATATTCCAGTAGGAACAAATACTACTAAAGGTCAGTCATTACAATCTCTTATTGAAATGGAAAGTGATGAAAAGCCAACTCTCATTTATTCTATTTATAGAGATACTGATGCAAATTATGTTTTATTTGCAACTAAGAATGGTATAGTTAAGAAAACAAGCCTTGAAGAATATATTAAGACTAAAAAGAAAACTGGTCTGGCGGCAATCAATTTGCGGGAAGATGATAGTTTAGCTTCTGTAAATCTTATTAAGGATGAAGATATTCTTCTTATTACCAAAAAAGGTATGATGATTAGATTTGCTTCTAATGAGATTACTTCTAGCTCTCGTGCGACGATGGGTATGAAAGGTATTAATCTTGCAGATGGAGATGAGGTTGTTTCAGCTTTACCGGTCCGTCATGAAGATGACCAAATTGCTATTGTTTCTGAGAAAGGTCTTGGAAAGAAAGTTTCTCTTAAAGAAGCTATTAGACAAAAACGAGCAGGAAAAGGCTTAATTTGTTATAAACCAACAGATGTATCTGGAGAGGTTATTGGCGCAAGTTTAATTTCTGATGAAGATTCTATTCTTTTAGTAGGAGTACCAAATTCAATCTGTATTTCTGCTAAGGATATTCCTCTACAAGGTAGAAATGCTATTGGAAATCAGCTAATTAAGCATGGTAATATTAGTTCAATAACAAAAGTATGATAAAAGCATATGAATTACAACCTGGAGATAGAGCAACTATCTATTTCCAGGGATTAATAACTATGACATTAGAAGATTTTATTAATTTATCTTTAAAAGGTTTAACAATAATACAATTTACTTCAAACTATATAGTTTTGGAAATGGAGAGATTACATGGATAAAATTGAAAAAGAGATGTATGAAATAATTCAAATTTTAAATAAGTGGACAAAAGCATATGACGAAGGACATCCAGTAGTCTCAGATAAAGAATGGGATGAGCTATACTTTAAATTAAAGAAACTTGAAGATGAATCTGGCATTGCGTTACCGGGTTCTCCAACAGGTAAAATTTCATATGAAGTTAAATCTGAACTTAAAAAAGTTAAGCATAATCATAAAATGCTTTCTTTGGACAAAACTAAAGATTGGGATGAATTTCTTAATTATTTTGCGGGTTTGGATTCTTCAAAAGATGTTTGCGGCATGGTTAAGCTTGATGGTTTAACTTGTAGTTTGCGATATGCGGGTGGTAAACTGATTTCTGCAGAAACAAGAGGCAATGGAGAAATTGGTGAGGATATTCTTCATAACATTTTAACTTTAACTTCAGTGCCGCAGTATATTGATTATGATAGTGAATTGGTTATTGATGGTGAAGTTATTTGTACAATAAGTGACTTTGAGAAATTTAAGGATGAGTATAAAAATCCTCGTAATTTTGCTTCTGGAAGTATTCGTCTTTTGGATGCAAATGAATGTAAGAAACGACATTTAACTTTTGTTGTATGGAATGTTGTAAAAGGTTTTTATGATGAAAATTCTTTTATGGCGCGTTTAGATGCGGCAAAAAAGTTAGGTTTTCTTATTGTACCTTATACGTCTTCTTTTGACCAGGATGCACAAGATTATCTTGTTGAAACTGCAAAGAAACTTGGATATCCTTCTGATGGTTTAGTTGGACGTTTTGATGATGTAGCATATGGCACTAATCTTGGTGAAACTGGTCACCACGCAAGAGCAGCTTATGCTTTTAAATTTTATGATGAAGAATATGAGACTACACTTCGAGATATTGAATGGAGTATGGGAAGAACTTCTATTTTAACTCCTATTGCAATTTTTGACCCAATAGAAATAGATGGTACAACAGTATCTCGTGCAAGTATGCACAATGTAAGTGTCCTTATGCAAACACTAACTACACCATATAGAGGTCAGAAAGTATATGTCGCTAAAATGAATATGATTATTCCACAGATTGTGCGGGCAGAGGTAGAGCCAATAGAGAAGATTACTGGTATATTTCAAGTACCTACTAAATGTCCTGTGTGCGGCGGTAAAACAAAATTAATTATTTCTGCTTCTGGAGTAATGAATCTTTTTTGTATGAATCCAGATTGCGATGGAAAGCTTATTAATCGCATTGAACATTTTGCGGGTAAAAAAGGTCTTGATATAAAAGGAATATCTAAAGCTACTTTTGGTAAATTAATTGATTGGGGTTGGATTAATTGTGCTGAAGATATTTTTAATTTAAAAGAATATAGGGAAAATTGGATTAAAAAGGATGGTTTTGGAGTTAAATCAGTTGATAAGATGCTTGAGTCTATTGAAACTGCACGGCACTGTAATTTGGAGAACTATATTGCGGCGTTGGGAATTCCTTTAATTGGAAGAAGATATGCTAAAATTATAGCTGAAAAAGAAGGAACTTGGGACAATTTTATTAATGATATAAATTCTATGAATAAGTTTTATCTTTGGGATGGTTTTGGACCAGAAATGCATGATGCTTTAATTAATTTTGATTATGTATTGGCTAAAGAAATGGTCGATAAAGGTATTATTATCTTTAATGAAATAGAGCCAAAAGAAGAACATATTCAAAGTTTATCTGGCATTAAAGTTGTAATTACAGGTAAATTATCAACGTTTAAAAATAGAAATGAACTTAAAGAACTTATTGAATCTTGTGGCGGTCAGGTAGTAGGGTCTGTTAGTAAAAACACAAATATTTTGATTAACAATGATGTCAATAGCTCTAGTTCTAAGAATGTATCTGCCAAAAAGTTGGGTATCCCCATCATGTCGGAAAAAGATTTCAAAGAAAAATACTTTGATTTTTTTTAAAAAATTAAGTATACTATAAATGTAATAAATATTAAGGAGAAAAAATAAATGACCACTCGAAAATCCTTTGGAAAAAAACAGCTTAGAAGAATGGCTAGACAGATTTGTGAGATTGAGAAAAAAGTAGATTCTGGTGAATGTACTGAAGAAGAAGCTTCAGTTAGAATCGAGCATATAACTAGCGAAGTAGATTTTGAGCAGTTATTCGATTTGGATGAAATGGTTTTAGATTTACTTTATGGTGAATAAAAATATTTGACCATTAAAAATTTTTTTGATATAATATTTAAAAATAAAGCTAATAAAAATAGCTATTATAAAAATAAACAAATTATATATTTAAAGGAGATTATTATCATGATGAAAGACAATTCTAAGAAAGTATTTAATTATCTGAAAGAGATCGATGGAGCAAATGTAACAGCAGCAGATGTAGCTGAGGCACTTGATATTCCGAAGAAAAGTGTAGATGGTATTTTTACAGCAGCTATCCAGCGTAAAGGATATGGCGTTCGCGTTCCTGCAGAGGTAGAACTTGAGGATGGAACACATAAACCAGTTAAATTCCTTAAACTTACACCAGCTGGAATGGCATTTGACCCAGACGCAACAGAAGCTGAGTAATTAATATATAAAAACAAAGAGGGCAATATTAATTGTCCTCTTTTTCTCTAAAAATATGAGTGTATTATATTTAATAATGTTTTTCTTAGGTACTTTAGGTTTGATTGTAATTTGTCTGGAAATTTATCAAATTTCAAAGTTAAAGAAAACTAAATCATTATTAGAATTTGATATTGAAGAATTAGAATCTAATAAACAATTTCTTAATTTAACTAATGAAGATTATGAATCTAAAATAGCTAAAATGAGAGGCACTCTTAGAGCATTAACTAAAGAATCTTTTAATTATACAAGTGAAATTGCAAAATTAAAGGACTCTTATAATAAAGAATCTATGAAATTACAAGAATTTATTAATGGATTAAATGATACTTATGATAGAGAAGCAGAAAAATTATCTGCTAAACTTGAAGAAGATAGAAGTTCTTATAAAGATGCTTATTTAAAATCAGTTGAAGAAATTGTAAAAGGTTTTAATGAAGATTCTAAAAATAAAAAAAATGAAATTCTTCAATTCCGAAATGAATTAGAGAGATATAAGTCTCTTGTAGATGCAGCTGTTGAAGCTAAAAAACGTGAAGAAGAAAAGGAATCTCAGCAAGATTTTTATAGACTCCAATTATCAGAACAAGATGTTGCAGAGATTAAAAAACTACGTGAGGTAAGTTCTAATATTCGTTATCCAGATGCTATTAATAAAGTAATTTATAAAGTATACTATGAAAAACCTTATAATGCTTTAGTTGGTAGAGTCATTGGAGATAAAGATGTTACAGGTATTTATAAAATTACAAATATTTTAGATGGAAAATGTTATATTGGGCAAGCGGTCAATATTGGCCGGTGAAAAACTTTTCCGCTAATCAGCGGGGTTTATAAATAAATATAAGCTAACGAGGAAAGAATATTTTCTAATCTCGTGGGAAACTTTGATTAACCCATTTTCCCTCAAAATTAAATATATATAGAAGGGAGATGGAATAGCAGTGATTACTAATATTACTGAAAAATTAAAAATTAGTGGTATTTATAAAATAAATTATTCCAATGGAAAAATTTATATTGGACAGGCTAGTAGTATTTATAAAAGAGCATTAGAGCATAATAGCAAAAATCAATATCCTTGCGATAAAGCTTTAAAAAAGTATGATGCTACTATTGAAGTTTTAGAACAAGTAACTGATTTATTATTATTAGATGAAAAAGAAAGTAAATGGATTCAATTTTTTAATACTACAGATAAAGAAAAAGGTTATAATATTTGTATAGAAGGCAACGCATCTGGTAAAAAAGGTATTGAAAATAAAAATGCTGCTTTTAATGAACAAAAATTAAACCAAGTTATTAACTTATTAATTAATAGATTAGATTTATCTTATATAGATATTGCTAAAATGTTTAACGTATCACAAGCTACAATTTTTAAGATTTCTAATGGATATACTTATGTAAATAACGATTTACAGTATCCTTTAAGGAAAAATGACCATACATCTGCGAAAAAAGAAGATTTAGAAGACTATTTTGATGATGAACAAAAATTATTGGAATTAAAAGAAGATTTATTATGGAGATGGGATTTAAAAATAGATCCAGAACTAAAAGAAAAATATCAAATTCCATTAAAAGTATTAAGAGCAATTAATCAAGGTAGAATTTTTGCTGATTACGGTCAATATACATATCCAATCCGTAAAAAAAATTCTCGTAATAATAATAATTTTTCTCAAGAAGATATTATTAAAATCTTATCTGATTTAAAAAATACAAAACTTACGATGGTAAAGATTGGAGAAAAGTATAATATCCATAGAGATACTGTTAAAAAAATTAATTTAGGACAAACTTATCCAATTAAAGGATATAATTATCCTGCCCGTTAATCATTGAACCTGTATCGACTATCCCCTAGGCCTTCTGGGCGGGGGAGTACCGGTGCTATTGATACGCACTCTAGTTATAGGAAACGAAGCTAGTTAAAAGGGGAAATGGTTTCCTCTGTAAAAATTTTTTATAGAGTAAAAAATAGTCAAAAATAAAATGCAATATTCGAGAGCGTTGGCGACAGCATATTAAACGTGGAGTAGGCGCAGAAACGCCAACCCGCAATAAATTATATCCAGCAATGCAAGAAGTTGGACCAGAGAATTTTACTTTTGAGGTTATAGAAAAAGTAAAACCAGAAGAATTAAATGAACGTGAAGATTATTGGCAAGAATATTTTCATGCCAAAGATTTTGGTTATAGTATAAAATAAGGAGGTATTGCTTATGTATTTTTTTACTAATTACGATAAAAATATATTAGGTGATACCTTTTTATCTTGGTATGACAGCGGAAAACAAAAAACTTTTCTTTATAAAGGTTATCCGACTTTAAGCGATTTAATGATTGCTAAATATGGAAAATCTGATAAATCTACTAAGAAAGATATAATTGAAATTCATAATCGTTATTTCAAATTAGCTAAAACAGCTTTTGGTTATAATGATATGTTAATAATTGAAGTAGAATTAAAACAAAAAATGAAATTAGTTACAGAATGGAAGGTAAAAGAATGAAATTTGAAAATATCAAAACATATAACTTTGGACCTGCTCTTAAAGGAATGAGAAATCCATTAGAAAGTTGGAATAAAAGCGATAGTTTTTTTGGCTTGATTAATATAGAAGATGATGAACATGATTATGAAGTAGCGGAAACTTGGGTTCAGGAAACTAAAGACCCAGATTATCCAAAGACTTATAATAAAGCTTCTTCTGATTTAACAGATGATTATGATAGATGGTTACTTAAAAATGGTTTACTTGAAATTGATTTTGATCACCAAGTAGCTAATGTTGCTTTTATTGGTCCGAATGATATGGATTTAGCTAAACGTTTAATTAAAGCAGGTCCTGAGCATAGGAAATTTTTACGTCAAATTATGGTAACAGTTGACATTACGGCTCCAATCTACTGGTGGAAGGAATTTGATACCTATAAAGTAGGCACAACTGCAAATTCTACTTCTACAATGCATAAACTTACAAGTAAACCAATTACTTTAGATTGCTTTGAGGTTGGGGATTATGATAAGGAAAAAGCCACTTATAATAGAGATGGACAAGATTATATTTTTCCAAATATGCTTATTGAATATTTAGAAGAACTTCGCTATCAGTATATTACAACTAAAGATAAATGCTATTGGAAAGAATTAGTGCGCTGGCTTCCAGAGTCTTGGCTACAAACCCGCACAGTAACGATGAATTATGAAAATATTCGTACAATGATTAAACAAAGAAAAGGACACAAACTTACTGAATGGAGTAAGGTTGATGGCTCAGAAATAGATAGTTTTATTAAATTTGCAAAAGCATTACCTTATGCAGATGATTTTCTTTTTGAGTAAATAAAAACTCTTAATTGATTTTATATATTATATTTTATATTATTAATATATAAATTAATGAAAGAGAGTTAAAAAATGACAAAGAAAGAAAAATTTATTAGTATGATTGATACTTTGATGAGTGAAAAAGATGATTTATCAGAGTTTGACCCAGAAGCAGTTGAATATTGGCGACTTTTTAAAAGTACTTCAGATTCAACTGAAAAGCCGGTTTTAACTGACATGGGAAAAATGATATTAAAGTTCCTACAGGATAATCCATCTACAGAAGTTTGGAAAGCAAAAGATATTGGAGAAGGATTATTAGTTTCTTCAAGAGTTGTTTCTGGTGGTATCAGAAAACTTTGTTCTGATGGTTTTGTAGATAAAGTGGGTCAGGACCCGGTTCTTTATGCGATTACAGAAAAAGGAAAAAATATCGAAATATCTTAATTAATTAAATTTTATTTTAAAGGAGAAAAAATAATATGAAGAAAATGAAAAACGTAGTTCACGCAGAAGGATATCTTTACGAGCATGAGTTAGAGATAAAAACAAGTGGTCCGAATTCCAAAAAGCCAGGAACTGAATTTATCAGAGGAACTATTGGAATTGCTACTGATGAAGAATTAAAAAATATTGTTGAATTTCATTTCACATATGTAACCGCAGTAACCTCAACAGGAAAATCCAATGCAACATTTACAGTTTTAAAAGATATTATTGATGGTCGTCTTAAAACCGCAATGGAAGATGGTAAAGAGGGAGCAGCAAAATTAAGAATTGATTCTGCTATTGGTCTGAATGATTTTTATACAGAGAATGGCGGAGAATGGAAATTAGCTTCTCCAAAAAGAAATGAAGGCGGATTTGTTCACGTAATTACTGACGGCATTAATGATTCTTCTCGTAACTATTTTACTCTTGATATGGTAATTACCAGAGCAACAAGACTTGATGAGGATGAGGAGAGAAAACTTCCAGAGAGAATGACTCTTGGTGGTGTATGCTTCGACTTTAGAGGTCAGATTCTTCCGATTGAGTTGTTAGTTTACAATCCAAAAGCAATGGATTACTTTGAGGGATGTGAAATTTCTAATCAAAATCCACTTTGCACAGAAGTCAGCGGTAATCAGGTAAATACAACTATCGTAAGAGAAATCAGAGAAGAGAATGCTTTTGGTGATGACATCGTAAGAGAATCTACATCTACTCGTAAAGAATATGTACTTACCAGAAGTGCAAAAGTTCCTTATGAGTGGGATTCTGAAGATTTTATTACTGCGGAAAAACTTGCGGAGCTTGTTTCAGAAAGAGAAACATATCTTGCAGGAGTAAAGCAGAGAGCAATTGAGTGGAAAGAACAGAAAGCTAGTCAGGCACCTGTTGCGGCATCAGCTACTGCTAAGCCAACAGTTTCTACAAATGGAGGTTTTAATTTCTAATAAATAAAATGGTTATTTAACTGTTGAAGGTTTAATCAAAATTCTACATACATATCTAAAAGATATGTATGTAGTTAATGACTGTGGTATTTTAAAAGAAAAAGATATTAAAATAATGAAAGATTTTTATGTCGATAAAAATTTTATTGATATTGAAAAAATTAATAGATAAAGTAGCATATATAATTGAGGGAGATAAAAAGAATGGGAATTAATTTATTAGGAATTCAACCACATAAAGTTAGTAAAGACCTCAGTGGGTATATAACTTATCTTTATGGCGGATATAAGACTGGAAAAACTACTTTAGCAACTCAGATGGAAGGTGCTTTACTTTTAGCTTTTGAAGCAGGATATAATGCTCTTCCTGGTGTAATGGCTCAGGATATTACAACTTGGGGTGAAATGAAACAGGTTTATAGAGAGCTTAAAAAGCCAGAAGTAAAAGAGGTTTATAAAGCAGTTGTAGTTGATACTATTGATGTTGCCGCAGATAAATGTAAAAAATATATTTGTCAGCAAAATGGAATTGAAGAGCTTGGAGATCTTGGTTATGGAAAAGGATGGTCTAAGTTTAAAGATGAATTTAATGAAGTATTTAGAGGACTTACACAGCTTGGCTATGCAGTTTTCTTTCTTGGACATGATAAGGAAGCAAAAGATGACAATGGTAATGTAACAAATATTCGTCCGGCACTTTCCAATTCCACAAGAGAGATTATTGGTGGTATGGCTGATATTTATGGATATGCAAAACAGAATGGTAGTGAAAATTCTATTCTTGTTTTAAGGGATAGAACAGGATTTATTGAGTGCGGTTGTCGTTTTAAATATATTCCTGATTGTATTGAAATGAATTATAATGCTCTTGTTGATACCATTCATGCAGCTATTGATAAAGAAGCCGCAGAGCATGATAATAAATTTGTGACAGAAGAGAAAATGGAGAAAACAGAAGCACCAACTTATGATTTTGATGCCCTTATGGCAGAATTTCAGACTGTAGTTGGAGAGCTGATGCAGAGAGATACAAAAAACAGCGAAAAAATTACAGAAATTGTAGATAAATACCTAGGAAAAGGAAAGAAAGTATCTGATGCTACGAGAGAGCAAGCAGAGATTATTTATTTAATTGTTTCTGAAATTAAAGAAGATTTGCTGTAAAGTCAAATAAAAAATCAAGGTAAGTTATCTTATCTTGATTTTTTTATTAAAATATGTTAATATTTATATATAAATTGAAATGAGGAAAAAAGAAATGGCACATCCTTGTAAATGTGTTAATTGTGGGCGACAATTTGATAGGGATAAAGTTCCTTTTATCCAAGTAAGTTCAAGAAGATATGCTCATAAAAAATGTCCAGAGGGACCAATAAATCAAACAGAAGTTGATAAAGCAAATTTAAACAAATATTTATATACTTTATATAATGGTAAATATGATTTTGCAAGAACAAATTTGCTTATTAAAAAATATGTAACTGAATTAGGTTTTACATATTCTGGTATTCATAAAGCATTAATATATTTTTATGAAGTACAGGGTAATGCTATTGAAGATGAAGCTAGTCGTTCAATAGGAATAGTTCCATATGTATATGAAGAAGCTAAGAATTATTATTATAAGATGTGGAGCGTTAATAAGAGAAATTCAGAAGTAAATATTGAAAATTATATACCTAAAACTATTAATATAACAATCCCTCAGCCACAAAGAAAAATTAAAAAACCAAAAAAGAAATTTAATTTTTTAGATGAGGAGGTTGATATTAATGGCAAGTAAATATGTAGATGTTTCGGCTATAGTTCAAGTTATAGGAAATGTATTTAAAAATTTATCTTTATTGGATGAAAAAGATAGATATACAATAAATGAAGAAGATTTTTCTAATGAATTTCATAAAATAGTTTTTGGGGCTTTATATAAAATTCATGAGCAAGGCGCAAAAGAGGTAAATTTAAAAACTGTATCTGATTTTTTTGAAACACATCCAACCAGTGGAGCTTTATATAAACAGCAAAAAGGTGAAGAGTGGTTAATTAAAGCCTCAGATGGTGCTTCCCCTTTAGCTTTTGATTATTATTATAATCGACTTAAAAAAATGACTCTATTAAGAGCATTTGATAATTTTGGAATTGATGTATCTGATATATATGACCCAGATAATATATTAGATATGAAAAAGAAGCAAGAACAAGAAGAGTTACTTGATAATTGTTCTTTAACTGACATAGCCAGTAGAGTGAATGATAAAATTGAACTTATCAGAATGCAATATGTTGATGATGTTCAAAATGCTAGTGAACAAGCAGGCGAAGGTGTTTTTGATTTAATTGAAAAATTTAAACAATATCCAGAAGTGGGTGTTCCATTATATGGACCTCTTATTAATACAGTTACTCGTGGCGCGAGATTAAAAAAGTTTTATTTGCGGTCTGCGGCAACTGGTATTGGTAAGGCTATTCCTAATTATACAATTATTCCTACTCCTAATGGTGATAAGAGAGTGGATGAAATTAAAGTTGGTGATTATTTATTTGGACAAGATGGTAAACCAACTAAAGTTTTGAGAATTTATCCTCAACCAGAAGATAAAGAGATTTGGAAAGTTACTTTTTCAAACGGTATTGTCGCAGAATGTTGTGGAGAACATTTATGGGAATATAGATATGAATCTCATAGGGGAAAAGCTTATCGTGTAGAAGATATTGAAACTATTTATAATAGAGCCTTAAAGTTAAAAAATGGTTTAAAGGATTCTTCAAATAAAGGTTATAGATTTCATATCAAATTAAATGAACCTGTTGAATTTCCTGAAAAAGAATATTATTTACATCCATATATAATGGGAGCTTTTTTAGGAGATGGTAGTTTTAGATATATTCCTTCTAATAAGAGTTTAAATTTTTCTTCCGAAGATGAAGAAATTCCTAATTATATTTCTAAGCTATTGGGAAATGAATTTTATCCGCATAGCTATACTCATATGAATTATAATTGGGTATTTAAAAATATAAATAATCCAAAGCACAATATTTGGGTAGAGGAATTTTTGAAAGAATGTCCAGAACTTCTTATGGCTAAATCTGAAGATAAATTTATTCCGAAAACTTATCTTCATGGAAGTATAGAGCAGAGGTTTGAATTACTCCAAGGACTTATGGATACAGATGGTGGTATAGATACAAAAGGCAGAATGAGTTTTACAACAGTCAGCCCGCAGTTAAGAGATGATTTTATTTATTTATGTAGAAGCTTAGGTTTTATTGCTAATTATCTTATAGATAAAAGAGAAGATAAATATACTACTGGAGAATGCTACAAAATACAAATTCAGTGTAAAAAAGAAATTAAACCTAAATGTTTTCATTTACAAAGAAAAAAAGATAGAGCAATAGCTTATGCTAATTCTAATAAACGTCAAGAGTTTAAAGACCATATAGCTATTGTAAACATAGAAAAAACTGATAAAAAAGTTCCTATGACTTGTTTTACAGTAGATAATGATTCTCATTTATTCTTAATGAATGATTTCATTGTAACTCACAACACTCGTTCTATGATTGCTGATGCTTGTTATATAGCTTGTAGTCATATATATGATGAGACTTTTGGATGGATAGGAACAGGAATTTGTAATCCTACCCTGTTTATTACGACTGAGCAGGAATTGGAAGAAATTCAAACAATGATGTTAGCTTTTCTTTCAAATGTAAATGAAGAGCATATCTTAAATGGTAAATATGAAGGAGATGAAGAGGATAGGGTGCTTAAAGCAGCAGAAATTCTTTCCAAAGCTCCTTTATATGTAGAAGAATTGCCGGACTTTAATTTACAGGATATAGAGAACACGATAAAGAGAAATATTCGTGACCATGGAGTTTTATACGTATTTCATGACTACATACATACCAGTCTGAAAATTCTTGAAGAGATAACTAAACGTTCCGGCGGTGTAAAACTTCGAGAGGATAATATTCTTTTTATGTTATCTAATCGTTTAAAAGATTTATGTAATCAGTATGGTATTTTTATTATGTCTGCAACTCAGCTAAATGGGACTTATAAGGATTCAGAAACACCTGATCAGAATTTACTTCGTGGTGCAAAATCAATCGCAGATAAAATTGATTATGGTAGTATCTTACTTAGCGTAACACCTAAAGACTTAGAAGCATTACAAAGTATCTTAGCAACAAATGCTTTTGATACACCAACAATCAAATTATCAATATATAAGAATAGACGAGGACAATATAAAGGAGTTTACTTATGGTGTAAAGCAGATTTAGGAACTTGTAGAATTGAACCTATGTTTTGTACAACTTATAATTATGATATTAAAGAAATAAATAATGTCTCTATTAACGTTACTGACGATAGTAGAATGATGACATTTGAATAAAAAGGAGAATATATAATATGGCAGAGAAAAGAAATTTTAAAGGAAAAGCAAAGAGAACTAACAATGGAAATGATAAAGTAAAGGTAAATACTAAAGCTGATGCAAAACGAAAAGTTGAAACTATTTCTGGTATGCTGATTAGACCATTTGAATATAATATGCCACTAGCTATGGCAAATGATTACCTGGCTGATAGAAAAGCACATGGAACGCCGCAGGAAAAGAAAATGTCTAAATATCAGTACCTTTGCTACTGTGTAAATGAGTTTCATGGTCTTATGGGTACTTGTGTAAAGGTACATATAGTTTAATATGATTAATTATGATAAAGTAGAAATACGTGAACAATTACAAATTGAACATATTTTTGCTTTACTTCAATTATGGGGAGGTGAGCCGGAGTATACAAACTTCGGCATCATTTCTTCTACAATATGTCATAATCCACCAGGTATAGGAAGTAGAAAACTTTATTTTTATGAAAATAGTGGTTTATTTATTTGTTATACTGGATGTGCGGAATCTTTTTTTGACGTATTTGAATTATGTAGAAAAGTTAATAAAATCCAAAAAGATATAGATATTGACTTAAATGATGCAGTTCGATGGGTTGCTTCTTATTTTGGATTTTCTGGAGAATATGTTCAAGAACAAGAAGAATTAATTAATAGTGAAGATTTTAAAATCTTTTCTGGATATGAAAGAATAGAAAGTATTGAACCAAAAAAACAAGGAATAATTACTCTTAAAGAATATGATAAACAAATCTTAGACAGATTTAATTATGATGTAATTTTAAAGCCTTGGATTGATGAAGATATAAGTCAAGAAGTATTAGATTTTATGCGTATTGGTTATTATCCAGGAGGCGCACAAATTACAATTCCGCATGTTGATGAAACTGGTAGACTTATAGGAATTCGTGGAAGAACAATGGTTAAGGAAGAGGCAGAATTATATGGAAAATATAGACCACTTAGAATTAATCAGATAATGTATAATCATCCTCTTGGAATGAATTTGTATAATTACTATTATATTAAAGAAAATATCTCAAAAATTCGGAAAGTAATTGTGTTTGAATCGGAAAAATCTTGCTTAAAATATAAAAGTTATTTTGGTATAGATAATGATATTTCAGTAGCTTGCTGTGGTTCTAATATTTCTAACTATCAAATAGAAATGCTATTGCGCGCAGGTGTAGAAGAAATTATAGTAGCTTTTGATAGACAGTTCCAAGAGATAGGAGATGCAGAATTTCAACATCTTAAAAAGAATCTTTTAAAACTTCATTCAAAATATAGTAATTATGTAAATATTTCTTTTATTTTCGACAAAGAAATGATAACTAGGTATAAAGATGCTCCAATAGATGAAGGAAAAGAAAAGTTTCTTACATTATTTAAAGAAAGGATTTTATTATGATAGTAGATGAGCCTTTTAACCCTAATAAATATCCATTAAGAGATTATGCGGGTTTTAATATAGAAGTACCTATTCATGGAGACAGATATGGGGCTAAATGTAAATTTTCTCGTGAACATAAAGATGCGCCAGATATAATCGATGCAAATATGATTAGTTTTACTTTTCAAGATTATTGGGAGTTTAATGAATTTGTAGATATGCTAAATCAAATGAAAAAATCCCTTGATGAAAAAGCTGGATATGGAAAAGAAGTCAGTTCAGTAAATAAAATTGATTTTAATAAAGGAGAGTGATGGAAAAATGAAAGGAGTTATTTAACTTATGAGATTAGAATTATTAAATAGTGTACAAGAACAATATTCTACTATTGAACAGATTTTATTAAATCGAGGAATTCCGCCAGAAGAGTTTTATCATTATCTTAATACAACAGATGATGATATTAATGATTTTACTCTTTTAGGTGAAAATAATTTATATCAAGCTTTATCTTACATAATTACAACAGTAGCTAATAAGCAAAAAGCTGTAATCGTAGTAGATTGTGATTGTGATGGATATTGCAGTGCGGCGATTCTTATTAATTATCTTCATTATTTTTTTCCTACTTGGGTTGAAAATAATTTAGATTATTTTATGCATTCGGGCAAACAGCATGGACTAGAAGATTGTTATGATAAATTTGCAAAATCAGAATATAAATTAGTATTATTACCAGATGCAGGAAGTAATGATTATGAATATCATAAGATATTAAAGGATAATGGTATAGAAGTTGTTTGCTTAGATCATCATTTGGCTGACAAAATCAGTGATGATGCTATTATAATTAATAATCAGCTTTCTGATTATCCAAATAAGGAATTCTGCGGAGCTGGTGTTACTTGGCAATTCTGTAGATATATTGATTCTATTTTAAATACTGATTATGCAAATCAGCTAATTGACCTTGTAGCTTTAGCTAATATTGGTGATATGATGAGTTTGCATTCATTTGAAACTAAGCATATTATTATGAAAGGTTTAAATGAAGATAATATCCATAATCCTTTTATTGAATATATGCTAGATAAAAATGGTTTTCCATTAGGAAAAACAGATTATGCTAGTGCATATGAAACTCAAGCTTGTACAGATATTGGGGCAGCATTTTTCATTGTTCCTTTTGTAAATGCTACAACAAGAACTGGTGAATTAGATGAAAAGTACTTAATATTTGATTCAATGCTTGAATATAAGGCACATAAAAAAATTCCAGAAATTAAAAGAGGAAAAGAGACTGGTAAACAAGAAGATTTAGTCTTGCAAGCTGTACGAGTAATAGGAAATATTAAAAATAGACAAACTCGCCTAGAAGATAATGCGATGTTATTTCTTGATAAAAAGATTAAGGCAGAGAACCTTCTTGACCATAAAATACTTACTTTTCTTCTGGAAAGTAAAGAAGTAGAAGGAACCATAAGAGGTTTAGTAGCAAATAAACATATGGCTAAATATCAAAGACCTTGTATGGTACTTACTAGAACTGACCATGGTACTTATGAAGGTTCTATGAGAGGATATACTAAAAACGGACTTATGGATTTTAAGACAGCACTTGAGCAATGTGATGGTGTTAATTGGGTTCAAGGTCATCAAAATGCAGCAGGATGTTCACTTGATGCTAATAAAATAGATACATTTATTGAACAATCAGATAAATTACTTTCTCAATATCCTAGTGACCCAATTTATAAGGTTGATTATTTATTTAAGAGGAACCTAACTCCACGAGATAAACAAATAATCTTAGATATTTCTGGATTTAATGATTTGTGGGGACAAGATTTTGATAGAGCATATGTTGGTATTAAAGGATTAAATGTTACTAAAGATAACATTCAGCTTTTATCAAAAGACAAAAATCCAACGATTAGAATTAAATTGCCTTGCGGAGTTGACATAATGAAATTTAAAGCTTCTGAAGAAGAGTATGAAGCTTTACGTTCTGAAAACGGAAGTGTAAAAATTGATTTGGTTGGTAAATGTGCAAAAAATGCTTGGGGTGGAGAAATTACTCCTCAAATTTTAATTGAAGACTATCAAATAGTTGGAAGCACTGAATATTATTTTTAATTGTCTAGGCTCGTGCCGGTGGCAGATGCTCTAACCGCAAACCCAAATTAAAAAAGTGATTTAGAATTTTTTAATCCAATTTTTGGATTTTTAATCTTTCCCATAAAAAAAGTAAAGGCAAGTTAAGCATAGCTTGTCTTTATTTTATTATAATAATATAGTATAATAATAATGTATAAAAAATAAAAGAGGTAAAAAATATGGTTAGAACAGAACAATTAGAACTATATAAAAGTAGAGCAGAAGAAAAATCAAAGACAAGTATGACAATGAATATTGTAGCTGCATGTCTTACAAAGTTAATTAGAATTTCTAAGGAAGAAGATGCAAAAAGGGAAAAAGAGGAAGCAGTTAAAAAGACTGAGATAAAAGATGAAAAAAGAGCAAAAGGTTATGGTTATGATAGTTTAGTTTTTCGTTTTAAGGAAGCTAGATATAAACAGGCTGAGCTTGAAGCGATTGAAGCTAGGAAAAATGGTAAAGATCCATATACGGCAAAAGAAAGAGCGGATAAGCGCGCGGAAAGAGACTTTATGCGGTTTTGCCAAATTTTAGATGATTTATTGGGAGAACACGACTAATGTACAAAGGAAAAGAAAATTTAATTACAGCTATTCATCTCCAAAAGGGTGAAGAGTGTATTGTTACAGGGTTTGGTCAATCTATGACTCCAATTCTGAAGTCAGGTCAACCTGTAAGAGTGATTCCCGCAGATAACGTAGAATTAAAGAAAAATGATATTGTATTTTGTAAAGTAAATGGACATTTTTATTTACACAAAATAACAGCTATTAGAAATAATAATCAATTTCAAATCTCAAATAATCATGGGCATATAAATGGTTGGATTACAAAACACAGTATCTACGGAAAGGTGGTTGAGATTCTCTAATGGAACTTACATTACGACAGGAGCAAGGACTTAAAATTGCAGTTCAAAGATACCTTGACGGAGAGAAATGTACCGTAATATCTGGGTATGCGGGGTCCGGAAAGTCAACTCTTATTAGATTTATTATTTCAGCTCTTTCTTCTTATGGAGTTGATCCAGAATTAGATGTAGCTTATTGTGCTTATACAGGTAAAGCTGCAGAGGTTTTACGTCAAAAAGGAAATCCTAATTGTAAAACTGCACATAAATTATTATACAAAACTAAACCTTTGCCTAATGGAAAATTTACAAGAGAGCCAGTAGAATCAATAGATGCAAAAGTAGTTGTTGTAGACGAATGTTCTATGCTCCCAATGGATATGACAAAATTACTTTTAAGTTATCCTGTTTATGTTATTTTTTGCGGCGATCCAGGTCAGCTTCCACCAATCGAGAAAAGTCAGAATAATAATCTTTTATATGCACCACATATATTTCTTGATGAGATTATGCGACAAGCGCAAGAAAGTGGTATCATTCGTTTAAGTATGCGAATTCGTAAAGGAGAATCTATTAGTGGTTTTAAATCAGATGATGCAATAGTATTACCTAAAAAAGATTTTGACCCAACAATGATTACTTGGGCAGACCAGACATTATGTGCTACAAATAAAACTCGTAATAAACTTAACCAAATAGCAAGACAATTAAGAGGTTATACGAAGCCAATAGAAAAAGGTGAAAAACTTATTGTTCTTAGAAATAATTGGGATATTATGTCAGATAAAGGCGGTTATTTAACTAATGGATGCGTTGGAACTTTAAATGATTTTAATTATGAAGCATTTTATTTACCAGAACGTTTTAGTTCCTTTGGTATACCAGAAAATAGAGTCGCTTATCTAAATGGAACTTTTATTACAGATTATGGTGATACTTTTGATGCACTGCATTGCGATGAGCAATGTATTACTACTGGTATTCCTATTTTAGATAATAAAATGAAATATAAAATAAATAAAACAAGATATAAGGATATGGTTCCAGAAGAACTCACATATGGATATGCTTTAACTTTTTGGAAAGCACAGGGCAGTGAGTGGCCTAAAGTCTTAGCTCTTGAGGAAGGATTTCCGTTTGATAAAGCTGAACATCGTTCTGCTATGTATACAGCCTGCACTAGAGCTGGTATTAAACTTGTAGTACTTGCAGATTAGGAGAAAATATGAATATAGTTACAATAGATTTTGATATTATTATGGGACCAAGCATTGGAGTATATAACAATGCAGTTAATGAAGATTTTAAAGTGGATAGTATAATTGAAGACTATCCATTTTTAAGCAATGTTCCCGCAGATTTAAATATTTATGAGTATCTTACGAGATATATTGTAGATGTTATAAAAGCATTGCCGCAAGACAAAATTCAATTTATTCGCTCACATGAGCAAATTGTTCCATTAGTTAGTAAATATAGAGATGCAAACCTTGTTAATATTGACCATCATCACGATATAGGCTATGAAATTGAAGATTGGACAAAACCAATAGTAGGAAAACCGCAGTGCGGGAATTGGGTAAAAAAACTTTTTGATACTAAAGTAATCAATCACTATGATTGGGTATCAAATCCGCTATCAGATGTTTTACCTGATGAAGCCGCTGAAATTTATAATGTTGAAGATCATTTACTTAAAGGTTACTCTTTAATTGATTTGGCTAAAAATACTGATATATTAATTATATGTCAGTCTTTTGAATGGGTTCCTCGTATGTATCAGCCTTTATTTTATACATGGGTTGGTATTTATGAAGAAATAACCGGCCGCAAATATACTTTAATTGATTAATATTAAAAAATTTAGTAATATATATAAGTAAAAGAAGAAGAATTATTATGAAGTAAAGGATAAAGTGCGAATGTTATATCCAGGGTCATTACATAATCATACCCAGATGTCAAATCTTCGTTTACTGGACTGTATTATTCATGAAGAAGACCTAATTTACCGAGCGGCTGAATTAGGTCATTCTGTTGTTGCAATAACTGACCATGAAACTATTGCATCTGCGGTTAGGGTAGAAAAAATATATAAAAAAATAAAAGAAAAAAATATCCCATTAAAAGTAATAATGGGTAATGAAATTTATCTTTGTAGAGATGGATTAAATGAAACTAATTTTGTTAGAGGTGAAGATAAATATTATCACTTTATTCTTTTAGCGAAAGATTTAATTGGCTATCAGCAAATTTGTGAAATCTCTACAAGAGCATGGCATCGCAGTTATATAGCGGGTGGACAAAGAAGAGTTCCTACATATTATCAAGATTTATTAGATATAATTAAAGAAAATCCAGGTCATGTAATTGGATCTTCTGCATGTCTTGGCGGTATGTTGCCAACTCAAATTTTAAAATATCAGCAAACAGATTCAGAAGCCTTATGGTTAAAAATCATTAATTGGTGTTATCTTATGGAATCTGTATTTGGAAGAGGTAATTTTTATTTAGAATTACAACCTTCTGCATCTAAAGAACAAACTTATGTTAACCGCAAGTTAATTGAGTTATCAAATCATACAAAGATTCCATATATTATAACAACAGACAGTCATTATCTTAAAAAAGAAGATAGAGAAATTCATAAAGCATATCTTAATTCTCAGGATAAGGAACGTGAGGTAGATGCTTTTTATGCAACAACTTATCTTATGGATACAGATGACCTTGAAGAGCATTTAGATTTAACCAGAGAAGAATTAGATACTGCATATGAGAATATATTGAAAATAAATGAAAAATGTGAAGATTATTCAATTTTAAAACCTTTAAAGATTCCTTCCTTAAAATGGAAAACTTACTATTCTCAATTAACTACAGATTGGATAGAGAAGATTCCAATGTTAAAAACATTTAATGAATCAGATTTTGTAGGTGATAGAGAACTTGTTAAAGCTATTCTTGATGGTATTGTAGAACATTCAGATTTACAAAATCAAGAATCATATGATGAAATTAATAGTAATCTTGAAATGACTTGGGTTTCTTCAAATGTAAATAAAGCACATTGGTCAGCATATTATCTTAATCTTCAGCAGATTATTGATTTATGTTGGGAAGCTGGTTCTTTAGTTGGACCAGGTCGTGGTTCTGGTGTTGGATTTATTCTTCTTTATGTATTAGGAATTACACAGATTAATCCGCTTAGAGAAAAAACTAGAACTTTTGCTTGGAGATTTCTTAATCCTGAACGTGTATCTGTTTTGGATGTAGATTTTGACATTGAGGGTTCCAAAAGAGCAGCAGTATTAAATAAATTTAGAGAGTTTTATGGTGAAGATAGAGTAGCCAATGTAACAACTTTCAGAACAGAAAAAAGTAAGGCGGCTATCTTAACTGCGGCAAGAGGTTTAAAAATTGATGTTGATGAAGCTCAGTATTTAGCAAGTTTAATTCCCGCAGATAGAGGACAATTAAGAACTTTAAAGCAGGTTTATTATGGTGATGAAGAAAAAGATATGAAACCAATAGCATCTTTTGTTAAAGCCATGAGAGACGATTATCCTGAATTGTGGGAGGTCGCGCAAAAGATTGAGGGATTAATTTGCGGGTCTGGTATTCATGCAGGTGGAGTTATTTTTGTAGATGAACCATTTACAAACTCTACTGGTCTTATGAGAGCGCCTGATGGAACTATTTGTACACAGTTTGATTTGCATGATGCAGAGGATGTATCATTAATTAAATATGATGCTCTTTCAGTTGAAGCTGAAGATAAAATTCATGTTTGCCTTGATTTATTAGTTAAAGATGGATATGTTACTCCAGAACCAACATTAAAAGAAACTTATGAAAAAGTTCTTGGAATTTATAGAATAGATAGAGATTCTAAAGAAATGTGGAAGATGATTTGGCAACATAAAATTCTTTCATTGTTTCAGATGGAAAAACAAAGTGGTATTAAAGGTATTACAACTTTAAAACCAACTTCAGTTGATGATTTAGCAGTATTAAACTCAACTATTCGACTTATGGCACAAGAGGGTAGCACAGAGATGCCAACAGACAAATTAGCAAGATTTAAGAACGATCCTACAGCTTGGGATAAAGAACTTGCAAAATGGGGTTTGGGTAAAAAGGAAAAAGAAATCCTTGAGCCAATTCTTGATTCATCTTATGGTTTATGTATTGCACAGGAACAATTTATGGAGCTTGTACAACTTCCAGAACTTGGTGGTTTTTCTCTGACCTGGGCGGATGGATTACGTAAATCCATTGCTAAAAAGAATCCTGCGGCATTTGATAAATTAACCGAAGAATTTTATAAGACAACCGCAGAAAAAGGTATTAAAACTAATTTTGCAAAATACGTGTGGGAAGTGTTAGTATCCATGAGTAAAGGTTATGGATTTAATCAGTCTCATACTTTAGCTTATTCGTTAGTAGCTTTACAAGAAATGAATTTGGCTTATCATTATCCGACTATTTTATGGAATACAGCTTGTCTTATTACTGATAGTGGAGAACTTGAGGCTAATGGAAGTACAGATTATACCAAAATTGCAAACGCTATTGGTAAAATTATGCAGACAGATACTAAAATTTCTTTAGTTGATATTAATACATCTGATTTTGGATTTAAACCAGATATTAAACATAATAAAATTCTTTTTGGGTTAAAAGCTATGTTGAATGTTGGTGACGATGTGATTGAAAGAACTATTCAAAATCGTCCATATATATCAATAAAAGATTATTATTATAAAGTTAAGCCAAATAAACAGGCTATGATTTCTTTAATAAAAGGCGGAGCTTTTGATATTTTTATGGAAAGAAAATTGGCAATGGCTTGGTTTATATGGGAAACTTGTGATAAAAAGAAAAATCTTACTTTATCTAATCTTCCAGGATTAATTCATTATGGATTATTACCAGAAGATACAGATGAAAAAATTTTAGCTAGAAGAATCTATGAATTTAATAGATATTTAAAGGCTATGTGTAAACCATCTAAAACCGCAGCTTATTTTATTCTTGATGAACGTTCAATGGATTTCTTGACAGAAACTGAAAAAGAAGAACTTATTGAGGATGGAAATAAATTAAATGTAAAGTCTTGGGAACGAGTTTATCATAAAGAAATGGATGTTTTCAGAAATTGGATTGCGAGTGATAAAGAAAAAATTCTACAAAACCTAAATGAAAGAATTTTTTATACAGACTGGAAAAATTATGCAGAAGGAAATTATTCATCTTGGGAAATGAAAGCATTATGTTTTTATTATCATGAGCATGAATTAGCGCATGTTAATATGGGTAAATATGGTTTAAGTAATTTTAAAGATTTACCAGAGCAACCAATAGTAGATAAAGTATTTTATAAAGGCAACAAAGAAATTAAAATGTTTAAGTTATTTAAAATCTGCGGAACTTGTATTGCAAAAAATAAAGATAAAGGAACTGTATCTTTATTAACAACTGATGGAGTTGTTAGTGTTAAATTTAGAAAAGAATATTTCTCTCTCTTTGATAAGCAGATATCTGAGCGTGGTGAGGATGGAGCTAAACATGTAGTAGAAAAGAGCTGGTTTAACCGTGGAAATATGATTATAGTACAAGGCATAAGAAGTGGAGATGAATTTATAACTAAAAAATATGCTTCTAGTGGTGGACATCAGTTATATAAAATTGATAAATTAGAAGATAATGGAGATTTATTATTAAAAACAGAAAGGTATCAGGGCTTAGAAGAAAATGAATAAATATATTATTATAGCATTGGTTGGTAAAGCTGGAAGTGGAAAAGATACAATATTAAAGGGCGTTACAAAAGACGCCCCTTTTATTCACGAGATAATTTCATGTACTACTCGTGAACCTAGAAGCGGAGAACAGAATGGAATAAATTATTATTTTCTTAATCCCGAGCAGTTTGCGGAAAAAGTTCTTAAAGGTGAAATGCTAGAAGCTACTTGTTTTAATAATTGGTTTTATGGAACCTCATATGATTCTTTATCCAAAAGTAAGATAAATATTGGGGTATTTAATCCTGCGGGAATTGAAGCCCTTTCACATAATAAAGATATTATATTATTTCCATTCTATGTTGTTGCTTCGGATAAACAACGAATGATTAGACAACTTGAACGAGAAGAAAATCCTAATGTATATGAAATTATTAGACGTTTTAAAGCTGATGATATAGATTTTGATGGTTTAGAACAAGAATTTTCTTTTGAAGATACTCTTTATAATGATAATTTAACAGAGTTAGAAGAAAATATTAAGCATATTATGTTATTAATTAATGAAATCTATGCGATGCAATTAGGGCAGAAATAGCTAAAAAGTTTATAGCTTTCGTCTAAATATAGTATGAGACACAAAATTTAGAATGGGGGAATACAACATTATGTTGCAGATACAAAAACGTAACGGAACTTTAGTTCCCTTTGATAGACAAAAAATTATAAATGCAGTTAATAAAGCCTTAATTGAAGTAGATGGTCAACTTTATGAAGATGATACTGCAAAAGATATTGCCAAAGAAATTGAAGATGCAATGTATGACCTTGATGAAGAAAAAGCAACTGCAGTTTCAGTTGAGGATATTCAAGATATGGTAGAAGATGAGCTTATGCAATCTGAACGTAGAGATGTAGCTAGAGCTTATATTCGTTATCGTTATAAACAAGAAGTACAACGTGAGCATGAAGCAGTCTTTATTGCGCCAATTAGAGAAAAATTGGAAGCCCGCAATATTCAAAATCAAAATGCTAACGTAGATGAGCATTCTTTTGGAGGACGTTTAGGCGAAGCCGCAGAAGTTATGACAAAAGAATATGCATTTGATTATATTATTTCTAAGAAATCCAGAGAGAATCATATGAATAATGAAATTTATATTCATGATGCAGGCTCATATGCTGTTGGTTCACATAACTGTTTGAGTTTGCCAATAGATCCTTTGATGGAAAAAGGCTTTAATACAAGACAAACTGATGTGCGTCCGGCAAATAGTATTAGTACATTCTTTCAACTTTTAGCAGTACTCTTTCAGCTTCAAAGCTTACAACAATTTGGAGGCGTTTCTGCTACTCACCTTGATTGGTCTGCGGTTCCATATGTAAGAAAATCTTTTAAAAAGCATTTAATTGAAGGGTTTAAATATATTGCACGTGGAGATAAATATATTAAAAATTTATTAGCTTCTGGAAAAGAAATTAGTATTATAGATTCTTATATTAAAGAGAATTATCCAAAAACATATGAATATGCTTATGATATGACTGAGAAAGAAACAAAACAAGCTGTTGAAGGTATGTATCATAACCTTAATACATTACAATCTCGAAGCGGTAATCAATTACCTTTTACTTCTATTAATTATGGAACATGTACTCTTCCAGAAGGAAGAATGGTAATTAAGGCTTTACTTGAAGGTTCTTTGGCGGGAGTAGGTAAAATTCATAAAACAAGCATTTTTCCATGTGGTATTTTCCAATGTATGAAAGGTGTTAATCGTAAACCAGGAGAGCCAAATTATGATTTATATAGACTGGCTCTTAAATCAACTGCGGCAAGACTTTATCCAAATTATGCGAACTGCGATTGGAGCGGTAATGCTGGATATGACCCAGATGATCCGACTACTTACTTCTCGACTATGGGCTGCCGCACAGCCAATGGGTGGGATATTAATGGTTTCGGCCAGAAGAAAGATGGACGAGGTAATATTTGTCCTGTAACTATCATATTGCCTACTTTAGCAATGGAAGCTAAAGAAAAAATTGATAAAGAATATGAATTAGATATAAAATGTAATCCATTTAGTGTAACAGATGAACATTATATTAATGCTTTTATGGATTTATTAGATACAAAGATTCATGAGGCTAAAGACATGTTAATTGAACGTTTTAATTGGATTTGTTCTCAACCTGCGGATTCTGCAAAATTTATGTATGAAAATGGAACTATGGCTGGTTATATTCCAGAAGAAGGAATTAGAAGCGCACTTAAACATGGCACTTTAGCTGTCGGTCAACTAGGTTTAGCTGAGGCTCTTCAAATTCTTATTGGTACAGACCATACTACTCCAGAAGGAATGAAATTAGCTAAAAAGATTGAACAGTTATTTAAAGATAGATGTGCGGAATTTAAAGAAAAATATAAACTTAATTTTGGAGTATATTATACTCCAGCCGAAAATCTCTGTTATACTGCGCTTAAGAAATTTAGAGCTAAATATGGTGTAATTAAAGATGTAAGTGATAAAGATTTCTTTACTAATTCAATGCATGTTCCAGTTTGGAAAGAGGTTTCTCCTTTTGAAAAAATTGACATTGAATGTCAATTAACAGGATATTCCTCTGCGGGATGTATAACTTATGTTGAATTAGATGGTGCGGTTAAAAATAACTTAGATGCTTTGGATGAAATCGTTCAATATGCTATGGACCATGATATTCCTTACTTTGCAATTAATGTACCTAATGATACATGTTTAGATTGTGGTTATACTGGAGAGTTTAATGATTGCTGTCCAATATGCGGAAGTAAAAATATTCAGCAATTACGTAGAGTAACTGGTTATTTAACTGGTAATTATAAAACCGCATTTAATCTTGGTAAACAGAATGAAGTTAATCTTAGAATAAAACATATAGGAAGGTTAGAACAATAATGCATTATTTTGGAATAATTAAAAATGATGTTGTAAATACAAAGTCTGGTTTTACTGTATCTCTCTTCACTCAGGGTTGTGATAGACATTGCCCTGGGTGCCATAACTCGGAAGCCTGGGATTTTAATGGCGGGTATGAAAAAGATGTTGATCTTTTAATTGAAGAACTTTATAATGCAATTAAAAGCAATGGTATCCAAAGAAGTTTTAGCATTTTAGGGGGAGAACCCCTAGCCCCGCAAAATAGAGAAGATATTTGTTATATTTTATCTTGTCTTAAAATTAAAATTCCAGATTTAAAGGTTTACTTATGGACAGGTTATACTAAAAAAGAATTAGATCAAATGAATGATAGTTATATTAAAGTAATTCTTGGATTTACTAATGTTCTTATAGATGGGCCTTTTGAGCAAAATAAAAGAGATATTACTTTACCTTTACGTGGTTCAAGTAATCAAGATATTTATGAAAAAGATGAACTTGGAGATTTTGTAAAATTGACATAATGTGTAAAAAATTATATAATTATATATATAAAATGAAAAGGAAACAAATATTATGGGTGAAGAAATAATTGAAGCTCCTGCTCAAGAAAGTATTATTCATGCTAAAAATATTTTTGAGTTAGGAGTATCAAAAGAAAAATATACAACAGGACAAATTGCTTGTACTGAAGATAATAACCAATATTTTCTTTTTAATGGCAATGATTGGGAACCAGTAGATGTTAAGAAAACAGCAACTGGTCAGTTAGCTTTAAATTTATATGATATTAATAAATCAATAGTTGAGCAGCTTGGACCAATGGCAAAAAGAAAAATTAATGGAGCAATTAAAGCTTGTCAAGAATCACTTAATAAAGATACAAATGATAATTTATATCTTTTATATGGAAAAGAGATAGGTTATTTTACAATTTTAAATCGAGTTAATGATAGCACAGAAAAGAATTTAATGGAGACTGCGGTTGACCTTTTATCTGAATTTTCTGAAATATATGATATTTCTTATCTTGAAACTCAAAAGGTTGTTGAATTTTGGATTAAATATCAAGATAAAATTACTTGTTTATATCTTGGTGGCTGGGATGAAGGAATGGTGAATTTTAATGGTTAAAGATTTATATTGTATTTTCTCTATGTTTGATATGACAGTTCAAATTCAAACAGAAGATAAAACAATAGATGAAAAAATTCCATTAAATAGGGCAGTAGAAACAATTACTGACTTTTGTAGAAGTCGTCATATTGGAACTGCACATTTAATGGGTAATGAGAGTTATTTAGATGAAATAAAAAATAATATTTTGGAATATAGTAAGTCAGAATACGGACACAATGTAGTAGAAGTAAAAGTGAATGAGTAAAGGAGAAAATAAATGAAATATTTACTTGGAACAACAGAGGTTTATAGATTAGATTCAGAGAGTGAAGCAAATACTTTATTAGAAGAAGCAAAGCAGGAAGGTAATTTATCAAAATATAGCTGTGTTCATAAAGAAAGAAAATCTAAAGGTGAAATTATTGACGAATGGTATAGAGTAACTTTAACAAAAACTTTTACAGATGAAAAAGAACCTGACCAGTCAGTTTTAATTAGCTACGAGGTAGAATAAATGATTAAGTTTAAAAAAGTTTCTAAATTTAAAGACGAAGATATTAAAATGCCAGAACGCGCAACAGCAAATGCCGCAGGTTATGATATGGCTGCCGCAGAAGATGTAGTAATTCCGCCATATTATCAGTCAGTAACAGAAATGTGCAAAAATGGTATCTCAGAAAATTCAGTTTTTACATTAGATGAAATGAAGAAAATGACTGATAAGCCAGGAGCAAGACCAGTTCTTATATCTACTGGAGTTAAATGTAAACTCCCAACGGATAAATACCTTGAACTTTCGGTTCGTTCATCTACTCCGCTTAAATATTGGCTTGTCTTAGCTAATGGCGTTGGTATTATTGATGCAGATTATTATGATTGTGAAGCCAATGAAGGAGAAATTTTCTTTCAGTTAATTAATTTAAGTCCTTATCCTATTCAAATTAAAAAAGGAGACATTATTGGACAGGGTATTATTAAGAAATATTATAAAACTTCAGATGATACTCAGTTCAATAAGACAAGAGCTGGCGGATTCGGTTCCACTGATGATGTTGCAGTATCTCCAACTCTTATCTCTGCTACCTAATGAAACTTTTAGCTTTAGACCAAAGCAGTCGAATATCAGGGTTTGCCGTTTTTGAAGACGGCAAACTTCTTGATTATGGACATTTTACTTTTACCGATAAAGATTTTGGTGAAAGATTAATGAATATTAAGAATAAGGTTAAGGAATTAATTGAAAAATATGAAGTAGATGAAGTTATCTTTGAAGATATACAATTAAAAAATGGTGCGGGAAATAATGTATTAACATTTAAAAAACTTGCGGAAGTTATTGGTGTTTTATGTGAATTTTTTACAGAAACTAAAATGCCTAATAGTTCAGTTCTAGCAGTACAATGGCGGTCTACTTTACAGATTAAGGGTAAAGTTAGGGCAGAACAAAAGAAGAACGCGCAAGCATATGTTCAATCTACTTATGGATTGAAATGTACAGAAGATGAAGCTGATGCAATATGTATTGGAACTCATTATTTTGTAAAAGAAGAAACAGAAATGTTTGATTGGTCTTAATAAATAAATTTGACTTTCCTATTTTTTAATTCTATATGAGAATTAAGGTAGGAGGAACACCATGTTAGACTTTATAATTAAATATTGGGTTGAATTTGGTTTTGGCTTAATAGTTGCAGGCGGTGGATACTTTTTCAAAAAATATATGAAAATGAAAGAAGACGAACAAAATGCTGAACGTGCTAGATTTTATGAAAATCTTAAAAATGATATGTTTTCTCGATATGATGGAATAGAAAAAGAATCAAGAGATGGTGACCAGAAGTTACAAGAACAATTAGATGCTCTTAGAAAAGGAATTCTTTCAATGCAAAAGAAAGAATTCATAGCTGAATGTCAAGCATTATTAGCTGAAGACCATGAAATAACATTAGAAGAATACCAACAGTGTATTGAAGACCATGATGCTTATAATGGTTTAAAAGGTAACCATAATGGTGACAGTTTATTTGCTTTAGTTGTACAAAAAGCAAAACATATTACTGATTAAATAAAAAAAAGGAATATTTATTAATCATGCTAATAAATATTCCTTTTTAATTTAATAAAAATTTCATTTGTCATATCAACAATTTCTTGTCCATAAGTGGCAAGTAAATCTGCTAATAGTTCTTCTTGTTCCAATGTTAATTCTACATCATAACTAAACATTGCGGCATGTGTTAACTCATGGCATAATACCTTTTTCATTTTATGAGAATTAAGGTTTTCATTAATATAAATTGAATGAGTAACATTATCACAAGCCCCAAGTGTATAAGAACCATTAGTATATAGAATTGGATGATTAGGAGAAACTAGGAATATTCTCCAAGTTTCTCCATTTATTTTAATCATTGTATTTTATTTGATAAAGCAATAATTTTCTTTTGAAGTAATTGTTTCTCTTCTGGAGAAGCGTCTTCAATCATTTCACAAATGTCAGAACTTAATTCTTGCATATATTCTTCAAGTTCTTTCATTGCGGTTACTTTATCCTTGTGGAGTTCTTTAGATTCCATATACATGCGGCGACGTACTGGACTACGGCCCTCACGCGCATCCCGCATCTCTAAAGGAAATTCTCTTTCATGATAAGGTTCATTGCTTTTATCATTATACTTATCAATTCTAGGATAGTCAATATATGAAGAGGAATTATCATAATTTTGTCCTCCTCTTTCCCTGTAATACATACGATATTGAGAAGAATTATTTTCTTCTTTTTCATTCATAGCTTTTGTAATTGTACAATAATAAATTGCTTCTTCAAGGTCTTTTATCATATCAATTACTTCGCCAAGCTCTCCAGCATCGCAGTCTTGGAGATTTCCCATTTGAGATTGGGCAGCACTAATTAAACAGTTTTTCATATCATAAAGTCTATGCATATTACGCCACCCTTTCTACTATAAGATTAGCATTTTGAACGTTAATCGTTTGTGTTGAAGTATTAGTTACTCCTGCGGTTGAGCAGCATCCAGTAGGTACGTCAATGTATACACATGAAGCTACATTAAAATATTGCTCTACTGCGGCAGGTGTTACAATCATTTGCGCGGTACGAACTGCCTCACCATCTATAGTAATAGTTAATGAGATAGCTCCTGCGGTACCACCAGTTGGAACTGCAATATTACCAGTGAAAGTTACTTTGAATCTTGAGCGGCATTGATTATTAGACAAGCCTCTCATTTTAATATTTCCACTTCCCTCGGTATGAATAACTGAACAGTTACCAGGGATTCTTGTTGTAATGAATACAACATTATCATTTGCGTTTACGGTTTGTACTACATTACTAGTTAGTTCCATAAATAGTCTCCTTTCAGGAATTTAACTATCTAGGGAGCTGGCAGGCTCCCTAGTAGTCAAACTAATTAATCATAAAGTTGAACATCCACAGTTTCTATAACCTGCATAAGGATTAGGAACTGTGTATGCAGGTACAGGTGAAGGATTAAGTGCATTGATGAGATAGCTGTTCTGAGCTGCTTGACTAGCTTGGAATTTAAGGTCAGAATTAACAGCTGTAAGTTCAGTAATCTTATCATGCAGTGCCTGTGTTTGCATTTCTTGAATTGCGCTTAATACACTTCTAGTATTAGCGTTTTGATTTTCCATTAAATCTCTTGTCGCATCAGTAACAGCTCTACGAGTTGAACATTCTTGGTCTGCTAAATTATAATTTAATTGAGCAAAATTCTGAGCGTCTTCGTATCTTGTCTGGCAGCAACATTGCTGTAACTGAGTACCCAAATTAGTAATACCTGCATTAATAGCATTAGTATTCTGCATATCTGCAATAGTTTGTTGTGTAATATTATTATTAATACCAGCAAATCCATTCAGCATGCCTGTATTCATGGCGTAAAATCCATCACAAATACCATTATTTACGGCATCAATTTTTCTTTCTACGTTGGCAAAATCTGATGTTAAAATATAACCATCAGTAATTCCAGAGCCTGTGGAACCGCCTCCAAAGAGACCATTTCCATTTCCTCCCCATCCTGCGAAACAGAAAAGGAAAAGTATAATAATCCACCAAGCTCCTCCATCGCCACCAAAGCCCCAACCATTATCATTGCGGGTAGAACCTGTAGCGGCTGCGATATCGGCTAAACTATAGCCACTAGCTGCATTATTGAACATATTAATGTCCTCCTTTAAAATTTATTATTTAAGCCCAAGCATTTGCTTGAAAGCATTAAATTCCTTATCAAAATCTTTTCCGCTTTGTTTACATATATTGCGGGCGATTTGTTCAATATCTGCACTTCTATTCTGCTTTGCTAAAGACAATAGATTAGCTCCCATTGGAGTATTTTGCATTTGTTGTTCAAGTATACTCATCATAAGTTGTTGCGGATTTTGACCGCCTTTAATCATCTGAATTAATTGCATAGGATTTATGTTATTCATGCGGTTTCCTCCTTAAAATTTTGGCATTTCTGCGGGTTTCTTAGTTGTTACTTCTTTTTGCGCCGGTTGCGGACTTTGAGCCGGCATCGCCGCAAACATTTCTTTAATTCTTGACATTGTTTCGTCAAATTCCTCTCTAGTTACAAAAGTATCTGTATTTGCATTAGAAGTAGTTTCTTGTGCTACTGGAATAGGCTTAAATTCATACATGTTTATTAATGCTGTCCCATCTAAATTAATTTGTTTTGTATATATTTTTCTATTGGCTATATCTGGGAAGTAAAAAACAGAACCATCAAAGTCTATTGGAATAGCCCTAACCTCTTCTAATGAAGATACTGGTCTACCTTTAAGAAAAGGAGGAATTTGAGGTTGTTGCGGTTGCATTTGTTGCTGTTGGCGAGGTGGGTAATAATTGTAATTAGGATACATTTTACTTACCTTCTTTCTATTAACTTTTTCTCCTCTTCCTTTCATAAGTATATGAAAATTTTTTGGTAATCTTTTATCTCATTCGCCCAGTTTTCTCCTATAGTCCAAAATATTTTTCTAAAAAAATTTTGGTATAACGCAAAATAAGGGGTAGGTTCTCTTTTCAAGAACCTACCCCTTTGGTAACATATTATTTAGAAGTTTTCTTCTCATTAACTGTAGACTCGATTTTATTAGTTAAATATAAATTCAAATCTCCATAAGCCTCAGTTAAATAATCTTTAGCTTCTTTAGTAAGCAAAGCTAAAACCGCATTTAAAGTTTTCTGGAAAGCAACTTTCTGTGCTTCTTCGTCAAATTTACCTTCCTTTTTCAAAGTTTCTACATATGTCTGATTAGTTGTAGTAACACAATCCGCAATAGTATTAGCTGCCATATCAATGTATTTATTTAATAGCTCATTATCTGTCTTTTTCTTTAGTTGCTCCTTCTGGACTTGAATGTAACTAACTAAATAAGAAGTTAAAATTGCAATTAAAGGTACAATACATACATCAAAAATTTGTTTTAAAATATCTAGGCTATTCATCTTTCTTATCCTCCAAAAGCTCAAATCTATATTCTTGTTTTATGTTTGGATATTTTTCTTTATCCACCCTACTCATAAACATATCTATTGGACGAGCATATAATTTAATTGGTTCATATAAGCTATGATATATTACTAATTTTTCACCAGTTTCAGTGTGTTCCGCTATATCATAAATTATATATAAATATTTCTTAGTGTTTTCCTGTTCTTCTTGTGAAAGAGTTTCTCGTTTAAAATGTTTAACTACATCTCCTGCATGTAATCTCACTTTTGGTATCTCCTTTTTATTTATATATTACAATAAAATAAGAAAAAAGTCCATTTAGTTTTTTATTCTAAATATTGAGATTTTTAATTTTAATCTACAAAATAAATAACTTGTAATCCTCCTGCCCAAGGACCTCCAAAAGTTCCATAACAACATATACTAATACTTCCATCTGCATTAAAATTTATCTGTCCAGCTCCAACACCTTGTAAAGAAATATATTGACCTCTATTCACATTTGGCCTAAAGCTAGCTGGAATAGCTCCAGCAGGACAAATTGTAGTCCAAGTCCAAGCTGGTATACTTATCCCACTATTTGTAGCAAAAGTAAAAGTACCAATAACTAAATTACCCATTCTCCATAAATAACCAGATGCACGATAACCAGAATTACAAGTAAAATTGCCACTCCAACTATAATTCCTATTAAAACTCCCAGTAACGGATAGGTTTCCGTTAATAGTAGTTGATTTAAGTTGCGCCATGTAAATTTTCCTCCTTTTTATCTCTAAAAAATTGGAATATCTCACTCTACCATATAAATGACTTGCATGCCGCCTTCATATTTTGCTCCCAATGCTTTATAGCAGTTTATATCAATACTTCCATCAATATTAAACCCAACTTTACCTGCTCCTGCTTCTTGTAAAGAAATAGTCATATCTTTATTACTTGATTTAGGTCTAAAGTTAACTGGTATAGTCCCCGCAGGGCAAAGTCTAGTCCAAGTCCAGGCTGGAATAGTTTTTCCACTTTGAGTAGTAAAATCAAAAGTTCCGATAGCTAAATTACCTATTTTAAAAAAATTAACTATAACTGTAAAACCAGAGTTACAATTAATATGACCCGACCATGTGTCGTTTTTAGTAAAACTCCCAGTAACGGATAGGTTTCCGTTAATAGTAGTTGATTTAAGTTCTAGGTAAAATTATATCAAAACTAAAGTTACCTGCTTGAGGTCTATTTGTATTCATAGACATTTTATTTCCAATAAAATTAAATGCTACAATGTGTTGTATTCCTGTTGAGTTATTAAAACCGCAAAATCCTACATTATCTAGCTTTGCAGTTGTTGAAGTTGGAAATGTCATTAATAAAGTTCCACTTGGAATATTGCTTGGAAATTGAAATGCTATATGTGCATATAAAAAATAATCATTCCAATAACAATAATTTCCTCCTAGTGGACTTAATCCGCTATAATTATAAGTCATTGTCCCGAAATTAGATATTTTTAATCCAGGACATGAGATATTCCCAGTAACGGATAGGTTTCCGTTAATAGTAGTTGATTTAAGTTGCGCCATGTAAATTTTCCTCCTTTTTATCTCTAAAAAATTGGAATATCTCACTCTACCATATAAATGACTTGCATGCCGCCTTCATATTTTGCTCCCAATGCTTTATAGCAGTTTATATCAATACTTCCATCAATATTAAACCCAACTTTACCTGCTCCTGCTTCTTGTAAAGAAATAGTCATATCTTTATTACTTGATTTAGGTCTAAAGTTAACTGGTATAGTCCCCGCAGGGCAAAGTCTAGTCCAAGTCCAGGCTGGAATAGTTTTTCCACTTTGAGTAGTAAAATCAAAAGTTCCGATAGCTAAATTACCTATTTTAAAAAAATTAACTATAACTGTAAAACCAGAGTTACAATTAATATGACCCGACCATGTGTCGTTTTTAGTAAAACTCCCAGTAACGGATAGGTTTCCGTTAATAGTAGTTGATTTAAGTTCTAGGTAAAATTATATCAAAACTAAAGTTACCTGCTTGAGGTCTATTTGTATTCATAGACATTTTATTTCCAATAAAATTAAATGCTACAATGTGTTGTATTCCTGTTGAGTTATTAAAACCGCAAAATCCTACATTATCTAGCTTTGCAGTTGTTGAAGTTGGAAATGTCATTAATAAAGTTCCACTTGGAATATTGCTTGGAAATTGAAATGCTATATGTGCATATAAAAAATAATCATTCCAATAACAATAATTTCCTCCTAGTGGACTTAATCCGCTATAATTATAAGTCATTGTCCCGAAATTAGATATTTTTAATCCAGGACATGAGATATTCCCAGTAACGGATAGGTTTCCGTTAATAGTAGTTGATTTAAGTT